TTAATCATCTGTGTCTACCAATGACGCTTTTTGTATCTGGTCAAACTGAATACGTTTTATAGATAAATCAGCATCTAATAGTAGTTCTTTCTTATATAAATCTGTCCCGGTTATTTCTCCTATTGCATCGTATAGTTTGTTATGATCCCACAATGTTAATTTGATTAGTTTTCTCATCTTAAAAGCTCGCTGGATGGTTTGCTCAATCTCTTCAAGCTCCCATTCGGTTAAATCTCGCTTTTTATCGTAAAATTGCTCTTTTTTTTCCACTCCTTTATCAACTTTATATGCTCTGGCAGCATCATCGCTGTCCATTTCATATTGCCACGGTCATGAATCATAAAATCACTCTCCACTAATCAACATCAGAAATACTTAAAATATCTAAGAAATGTACTTTATGGACAATCCTGTACTTATCTTTAATGTGAATTAATCTAGTGTTTGCATCCATTTTTGTGACTATACCTAAGAGTAGTTCATCCTTTCTATAAACTGAAAAAGCTTTGTACTTTGATTCATTTATTGCTTCAGTTAATGCGTATGCGATTTCTTCTAAATCAAACTCGTCTCGGTCTAGGTGCTTTGGTTCTTTTTTTCTTTGCTGGTGTTTTTGTTTTAGCTGCCATCCTTTACGCCTCCTCAAAGTAAGAACATTTGTTCGTGTATATTATAGAACAAACGTTCTTAATTAAGCAACAAAAAAAGACCAGGCTCACAAATTTTTGTGATTGCCTGGTCATTATTAGTTGAAGTCTAGTTTTAAGTAAATATTTGAAATCTTACATTAATCAGATATCACAACAACATAAATTCTACATCCCTACATTAGGTAAAATTAAAAGCCATATCTCCATTGAGATATGGCTAAATAATGTTAGTGTCTTTCCTAATTATAAATCCTAATTTACTACATCTGCAAGATGAATATTTTGATCAATCTTTAATGTTATATTGTAATCTTGCCAAAAAGCATCATTTTCATTATTTGCTACTATTTTTCCGTGCTTTAAAGATTGTTTAATTTCATTTCTGAACCTTCCTAAACCTAGATTCTTATACCTATTTAATCTTGGTGGTAACTTTTCGACATTTGATAAGTTGATTAAAAATGAATCAGGTATAAAAGATTCATAACTATTTTTATTAAGTTCAGTTATTATTCCATCTTCAATCCGAATCGTGATAAGGAAGTCTTCATAAAAAAAACAATGCTTAATTCGAAATAATCTTTTTTTTAAAAGAAATTTATTATTTACCATTCTTTTAATCGTTTGTTCAATATTCTTAATAAATATTTTTTCATAATCATCTACTGCAGAGGTTCTTATATGATAATCCATTGTTCATCCCCTCTTTGAAAGTTCTTTAACTACATCCTTTGTTACCTTAGTAGTATCAAGCTCTGAATAATCAGCAAGATCTTTGTCGAGTGCTTGTTCCATGACCTCTTTATATCATCTATTTCAACAACTAATTTATCTGTAATGAGAGTTTGATATAATGCTTCCATAAAGATGTTCCTTGAATTATGAATTTGTCGATAATTCTTTCTATACTCTGAATGTAAAAATGTAAGTACCTCGATAGGTAAGAAAATCGGTCTTGTATCGTAGTTTTCAGGAAGCTTTTTATAAAAATGATTTGCCATAGTTTCATAATTATTACTATTAAAGTTATTTGAAATAAATATATGTGCACTCAACTGCTTAATATTACTAAATTTCGTAATGTATTTTATTTTATTTAGCATTTCTACATAATCGTAAGCTTTCCTTTGTTCACCTTTACCTAAATCATATCCTTTGGAATTCTTATTTAATTTGCAATCATAAGAAAAGACATACTGTTTCTTTTGTTCTTCAGCCCCTTGAACTGTATAGGTTAAAGCAAAAATTCCTTCAGGTACTTCTTTTCCTGACATTTTTTTTGCCCCATTTTTCAGCATTCGGAAAGATATCTTTTATTATATTGAATACATCATCCTCAAAATCTGAAGGTGAATACTTGTCCCCGATTAATTCTGGTTCCGGTAAATCTTCTAATATATCAAATGATTTCCCTGCAACACTTGTTAAATAAGATTTTGCTCGATGTTCTATAGAAGTATAAATTTGTCCAAAGAAATTCTTTGATTCTTCCATATTATAAACTCTGCCGAAACTTATTGGAAAAATACAATTATTATTATATTTATCTAAATATTTCTCTAGAACCCCAACAAATACTATTACTGTAGGGGTTAAAGTACGATTTATTTTCTCAAGAACGCTATTAGGTATTGCTCCTTGTTGAATTAGTATTTGTAATGATTCGTTTGTTTGTTGGTTATCTAAGTTAATGAATTTATACTTATTTTTATTATAAGTTTTTTTCTGTATCTTTACTTAATTCCCACCCTGTTTCATTACAAAATGTAGAAATAAGCTCCTTCACAAAAGTTCTAACAGTGTCTAGCGAGATTTTTAGTGAGTCATATTTACATATTTTCAGCTCAGTATTCCCACAACTTGGGCATTCTTGTAAGTCAAGGGTAGTATCATCATTATAGTCACATTCTGGATTCTTGCATGAAATACTTTGCTCTGATTCTTCAAAAACAATCTTATCCTGTATTAGATTATTAAAAATTTCTTGTTCCATTTCCGTAAATTCTTTTTTTCGATGAAAAAGTCATTAAGTAATCTGTTAAGTCAGCTTTCCCTGCCATAAATTTAGAATTTGAAATCAATTTATTTAGCGGTATTCCAAATTTCAAGAAAAACTTTTCTTCTATCTCTTTTTTTATTTTCGATTCGATTCCACTATCATCTAAAGAGAACATGATATTTCCTTCATCCAATACTGTTGATCTAATTGTTCTACTCACTTTTGAAGATTTAAATGTTAAGCTCTCTATATCTTTAATACTTTCTAAATCAATACACTCTCTAATATGTGCATCTTTTACTGATGGTAAGACATCTCCATTACTCAGAAGAAAAATTAGACTAGGTGAATTAACTAATGGGCTTCCTCTGAAAACAATTTTGTTAACAATAAAATCATTAACTTCTTGTCCATTAGGTGGTATTCCTTCTAAAATAGCGCACTTTACTTCTTCTGGTTGATATTTAGTGAATAATTCAGGCTTTATTTCAGTTAATGAAGTTACAAAGGTTTTTTTCTATATATTTTTGTATTCCAATTTTTTCTTTCTGAAATTTAGATCTAATTTCTAAAATACCATCTATAATATCAATTTGAAACATTATTGGGGCTACTTCTTTATTCCTAACAGGTTCATCGAAATCCGGTTTTATCACGTCATTTATTTGTCGGTATACCATTATCACAAGCTTATTTTTTTCATGTGCTGCATACGAATATACAATGTAATCATTTTCTTTATTTGAATTGGAGTGCATAAAATCAACAAAATCTTTTTTTGAACTCAGTAGGAATCTTTTTACATTTTTCAAAGCTTACTTTTTTTATTTAATAAAAACTGAATTCCTGTTCCTTTACTATCCCAATGATGCCAAGTATAAATTTCATTTATATGATTTTTATTTTCTTTCATCATTTGATATAACTGACATATCTGAGAATTCCTATAAATTTTATTGTAGTTTATAGCTATTGAATTATAATATCTCATAACAGTTTTTTTCTTCCTACTCAAAAATTCTCGTAAAATAATAAGCTCTTTTATTACATCAGGAGATATCGATTTAAAACTATCAATTTTTTCCTCTCTATTATTTTTTTCATTCAAGTCAATACTTAACAAATCTCCTAAATCTTCTAATTCAACAAGCGGAGTATTATTAAGCATGTGCTTAAATCGAAACTGTAGTACAGGCATAGTCATCTCAAGAATTTTATCAATTGAAACCTCGACACGTCTCCAAAATTTAAGATCAAATTTTTCTAATTGCTTAGAATCTACATTCATTGACACTAACAAACACCCTTTTTATTCTTTTATTTTTATTGTCGACTTTTATAAAGGGGAAATCAATACTATTTTACCATTTTTATAGTAGAATTTAATCTTATTTCCATAATAACAGAACAAATGTTCTGTTTCAAGCATTTTTTTCAATTATAGAAGTATAAATACAATGTTAATTTTAGGGGACCCCTCTTATTACGCTCGTTTTACAACAGAAATAAGCAATCCCAATGCTTCACCATCTGACATACAATCTACTCGAACGCTATGGTCAACCTTCAAAACAATAAGAACGTTAGTTGTATATAATCTTCATAGTTTATATCGAGAAAGACATTGAACAGGCTAAGCAGTCTAATATGGAGCACGGAACAGATAACTAACAAAGTTGTCTGTTTTTTTATTATGGTAAATAAGTATAGGTATGGTTAAAGTTGTTATTGTAGGTTATTAAAAGAAATAACCTTAGACAATTTTGAGGAGGATACATAAGTGATAAAGTTTTTTTAAAAATGGTTTTCTTTATTTAGCATTAATAATGCTAACGCTAGTAAGTTTTAACGTTGAAGATGCACAAGCTGAAGACGGGTATTCTGAGAATTTAATTCCGATAATGACTTCAGATGAATCTGAGTTTGGTAAAGCATCTTCTTCAAGTACTTGGGGTAATAATACACCAAGTTGGAAAGCATTTGATGGAGTAGTCAACTATCATAGTGGGAAAACATACTATGCTTGGGGAACTTCTGAAAAATCAGGTTGGCTAGCTTATGAGTTTACAAGTCCAAAGGCAATTAGTAAATATTTAATGCATAATGAGGGGCAATGGCCTGAACAATTTCCAAACACTTGGACGTTTGAAGCTTGGGATGGTTCTAAATGGATAATATTAGACTCTCAAAGCAATTTTACAAGAAACGATTGGATTAAGAATCCTAAACAAAGTTTCACTTTCGAAAATACTAATTTTTATAATAAATATAGAATTAATGTTATTAGTACCAATAGTTCAAAAAAATACTGTTAATACGGCAATAGTTGAACTTCAAATGATGGAAAAATTATCAACACCTTCTGAACCTGAATCAATTACTTTAGACAGAAATGTGTTAGAACTAATAGAAGGCAGCCAAGATCAACTAACTGCTACAGTTACTCCAGATACAGCAAAAGTAATTTGGTCGTCAAGTGATGAATCAATTGCTACTGTAGATCAGAATGGTAATGTAACTGCTATTCGTGAAGGTCAAGCTATTATTACTGCTAAAGTAGAAAACACAGAATTAGTTGCAACTGCTACAGTTATTGTTAAGAAACCGATTAGTGAATCATCAAGTGCTATTTTAAGTATCACTTTGGTGAACGGTATAACTAAAGAATATGATGTAACGAATGCAGTTTTAAACAATTACTTAAATTGGTTTGATAGTGCACAAGGCACTTCTACATTCAAATTTTCAAAAACAATTTCACCATATAAAAAGGTAACTGAGTATGTAGTACATGATAAAATTGCTTCATTTGAAGTAAGAGAATATTAGACAAAAAAATACCCAGATACTCACCTTTAAATGAGTATCTGGGTATTCATATTATTTATTGTTTCGTCTTTGTTGAATCGTAACATACAATCCCATTAATCGATCAGTGGTCATTGTACCATTCTGTAAATCCTTTAAATGTGATTCTTGAATAATACCATCTTTTACAGCACAGGCAACGAAGTTTCTGTTTCAGTTTTCATTGCCGGAGAACCAGGGTTCCATGTTTGAGTCACTTTGATTTCCTCCTTTTTATCCTCTACGATTAGTTGTACTTGCATTTTGCTATTACTTGGTACAATCACTTGTCCTAATTTATAGCCTGCTGGCATCTTCCACGATGATTTAACTTCAAAGTGTGGTCGGTCAATACTACCTACCCAATCGCCACCCCACGTAATACCTAGCTTTCTTGCAATGGATCCTACTCGATTAAGTGTAGTTACATCATATAAAGACCGTGGAGGACCTACAGCAATGTCCCAGGCTAAGCGTGATTTGTGATTGCTAGTTAGTGTCCAGGTAACAATTTGCCCTGGTCTAGTGCGCCCCTGAGAGTATAAATATTTTTGTCGTTCTTGGCTTCGATAAGTCTCCGTAATGAAGATGTTTTTAATGCCAGCTTTAAAACACTCCTGGAATAACAATCGGCAAGCTGTTTGTGCTGCAGGTAATAGCTCAGCAAGATCGCGACATGTTGTTGTTACGCTAGTCATTTTCTTTCACTCTCCTTGTTCAGCTTCTCTAATGTTTCATCAACAATACCAGGCATATCTACTCCAATGGTTTGAAGATTTTCTGCAATACTGCCACCTTCCTTATATAAGAACAGAGCCAATGTAAAACCTGTTAAATAAAAATTCAGTCCAAACATTAAATCTAAAATAATTACAAATACAATTCCTACTAACTCACCAATCCATCTAATGATACCGTCACGCATAACTGCTGATTTATACCCGACAACCTTTTTCCAAGTCTTTAAAAGACCTGTCGTAAAATCTAAAACTTTGAACAATAAATAAGCTAAAAACATATAAAGTATTGGCTTTGGTACTAACGATAAAATCGGATGTTGAATAATTTGTGTAATGTCCATAAGACACCTTCCTTTTTCCAAAATAAAAAGGACACGTCAATGACGCGTCCTACAAATTCTATAAATCAAAGAGCATAGTTTTGTTTACAATTTATTAATTACATCGTTAGGAATTTTACTCTCAAGTGTTTCTTGATATTCTTTAAGTAAGTTATTTTCTGCTAAGATTTTGTAAAATTCCTCTCGTAAAATCTTAATACCTTTTGCTTCTGGTAAAAATTCAGGAAATGATTCTTTTGTACTGTCAACTGCATTATTGAGGATTTCATCTAAGCCCAAATTTTTTTTCTTCAGCAACTTTAGGTCGAAAATAAGCAATTATTTTTTTTCTCTTTTATCTGTACAAATATAACTGCACAAATATCTTCATCAAAATAGTTTATCCCTATTGCTAATGTCTCATCTGATTCATTATTGATTTTGCTATATTTAACTTCATGCATAGTCTAACACTCACTCTCCTTTAACCAACACCTTATAGGAATTTTCGACAAAAGGAAAGGATTTCCTGCTATATTAGACAATAAAAATAACGCTAGTCATTGACTGCGTTTATACACCTTCTGTATTTTCTAAAATGTAATCTTCAACTGCTAAACGATAATCCTGATTTGTGATGTCATCGATAACATAAACTGTATTCGTTTTTGGATTAAGACCATCTGATATAATGCGTTCTGCTGCTATTTTTACAACTATTTGATTGACCATTATAATATACCTCCTATTTCGTTTTCTGCGTGTAATAATAAAGCATCCTCAAGCTCTCTAATTTTACGTTGTTCCTCAGTTTCATGAATATCATAATGCATAACCACTGGATTTCCCTCATTATCAATCCTTGAAATATAAGATTTAAAATAATCAATTGAACCAAAAGGAACATCTATAAATGCTAAGTCTACCTCTGAATCATGTGGAACTACATCTCCTTCTGCTTCTCCAGTTTGGAAAATAATATTTCCGTTTACTCCGTTGTAATAAACTCTGTTATCTACTCTACCCATAATAAACCTCCTTGTTATCCAAATGCTTGAACTTTATATGAACCACTTGCAAACATCACTGGCATATAACTGTAAATGTTCCATTTCCATTGTTAACAATATCTCCTCTATAATTCCTCGTCGTTGCGTCGCTATACTCAGTAGTACTAAAAGTGGCTACTTTAACTGTCCCTGAATAATTACCATCAAAAGTTATATCATATATACTATGTTCAGAAACGGTGGTATTTGGATAACCCATCATCGCAACTACTTTGGGATTAAACGGCAATGTAAATTGCACATGTGCAATATTTGTAGGTGTCCCATTAACAAAAGTAAAAGCCCTATACCCTGCATATACTACTGTCCCAGACCAATATGGCACTCCTGTTCGAATGGCCTAATGTTTGCTGCTATTTGGTCGCCTGTAGCTGTCGGACTTGTCTGTACGCCCATGTCAGTGGTTGCCGCAGCTACCTTACTCTTTAAATCACTGACAGAATGCTTTAAATCAACACCATCAACAATAAGGGTATTGGTTACTGTAAGACTACCTGTAATTGTACCGCCTGTTTTATCTAACTTGTTATTCCATGATGTTTGTTTTTCAGGAGTAACATGAATACCTGTATTATTAGTGTGGTTAGTCTGATTCGTATTTAAAGTTTTGACGGTTTCGGCTGATGCTGCCTTATCAGTACCACCTGTTATTAGATCATTAACTAACATTACGTGTCCTGGTTTTTCAGTTGTCGCAATTTCAGCCTTATGTTTATTAAACTCTGTTTGCACCTGCGCCACTTTACTATCCACATATGGACGAGAAGCAATAATAACGGTTGGATCAACTGTTAACTTAACCACGTCAGCGTTATTTGTCTCGATAACAAAATGAATAATGGTTTCTTCTGATACTCCCTCACTTAACTGAGGCTTGTATTTTTCTGGGTACTGACCAACTGCAATTAGTTGATTTTTGTCGTCAAAAATACCAATCTCTCTAATTGTGAAACCGCCTGCTGTTACTGGAATCACAGCATCAATTACAATGCGGTTATCGTTGGTTGGATCGATGGAAAGCTCTGAAATAGGACCTCTCCATACTTCATGAACCAGTGCTGTTTGATTTTGTGTTGGAACGTAGTGAGCCCCGTTCCCATCACCTAGTGCGATATATTCCAGACCGACTTTCGACTGTGTGATTTGGGCGTTGGCAATTTGGGCTAGCCCGATATTCGTGATTAATGTGCCATATTGAGCCACAGTATCACTCCTCTCCTAATATTGGCATTATTGTAATCGTTGAAGCTGTTTTGAAACCAGCTAAGTTGTTGTTACGTACGTGTTGTTCAATGTTATCAATATTTATTGGATGTAATGTTATTTCTGAGCCTGACGCAAGAAAGCTTGGGATATAACATCGCTCACCATTTTGAATTTACGAGCCGTTCTAAGTGCTATATTTAATGGTACGATTCGTTCTACTAAGTTTTTTTACTTCCTTGTAATAGATTGTTTCAGGTGTTACAAATACATCCATTTCAAATCGATTAATATCTAAATCTATTTCATAAGTACCCTTACCCAGAAGTGAGTCCAGAATACTCTTTAGATATTCATAAACTAATGTTGAAATTTCTTGCATTCTTGCGAGTAGCCTTGACTTTCGAAATTCTAATGTTTCTGTGCGACGGTCCGCAATAATCCCGAAATCTTTTTCACGTATGGTAATAGCAGCCTCTCCGGAAGATAAAATAAATTGGTCTTTTTCTGTATTAAAAAAAAGCTTCACTGAGCTTGTCCCAGTCCAATACGACCGTTTCTGACAACTCCTGAAACTCTCTAATATCCCGATAATAAAAGGGTAGCTCATTCATGAAATCATTACTCATAATCCCACTTCCTTCAGCACAACACTAGCAAGCTCTGGAATCTCCTCCATCAAACTGATATTGCTAGCAATGTTATTTAACAACGTTGATGCAATATCCTCCAGGCCTTCAATTTCCAATAATCTTGATTCAATGTGAGTGATTCGTACATTAATATCTAAATCCTTGTACCAATTCGCACGTAGTTCTGCGAAATATTCTTCAAGAATTTCATTTGCTTGTGCTTCTATTTGACCGATTGTTACACCATTTAGAATGATTTCACATTCAATAGTAATGTCAACTACACCCACACCTTCAACAGTCACTACATGACCAATCGGTGCAGTTCCGTAACCATCCCCCTTAAATTCAACAGGATCAATGATTTCTTGCACATATGCGATAAATTCAGAGGTAGGAGCATTGAAATCAGAATCAATAATAATGACTTTTACTGTTCCCCCACCGTATGGAGCACGCCGTAGCCTTACACCGCCTACACCTTGTATAGCTCTGACCTTTTTTTCGATAATCTGCTCGATTACCACCAAATGCTTTGTCCCTGATATGCTCTAAATATTTTTGATATAAAGATTCATCAGACTCTTCATCTTCACCTGGCACAAGTACATCAGCTAGTATTGCTTTACCTAATTTGTTGTTAGCTTCTACTGGAAGTAATTCGCCGTAGTCTCTATTCCCAACCGCCCCCGCTGTTTGTGCCTCTACTTTAAACTCTCCTGGTGCTATGGCTTCGATAACTCGATATAATAATTCATCTAGGCGGTAAAGGCTATTTAAAGCTACATTCAACGGTTGACCATCTCGATCAGTAAATACAGCACGCCTTATAGCTTTGCCAGCTTTTTTTACGCTCTACCCCATGCTCATTTACACGTTTTTCAAGATCAATCCCATCTGCTGTTGCAGCAAAAGTACGTCTATATAATACAGCCATATCCCAGTATGTTTCAGCGAGTTTTAAAGCTGTTGGTGCAAGAGCATCATAAATAACACTGCCTTCTCGCTTATCAACATCATCTGGTACTCGTTCCAACAATTCAGTTAGGCATTTTTCAAAGGTTTGAGCTTCTAAATATTCAAGCAAGTCTCACCGCCTCCTTCAAAAGTTGTACGTCACCGTAGATTGTATGCGCTATAAAATCGACAAGTACATCATCTTTTGTGACAAATTCTAAACTGAAGTTTGATAAACTGGTAATACGCTCATCTTGTAGTAACGCTTCCTGAATACGTCTTCCAAGATCACCGCGTACATACAACTCATCATGTCCAATCATATTTTCAAAGCCGTAATTGTCCGTGTAGATTAAGTGCTTGAAGCGCACAGTATTCAATACTTTAAATATTGCTTGCTCCATTGCTTTTTGACCATCGATAAAACCTCCGCAGCGACCTTTTGCGAAATCCAATTTGTACGTCCTAGTTGGTAATTGCGCAGCGTCCACTACTTCAATTTCCGGTGTAATTGTTATCCCGTCTGTTGGTATTACCATACTTTATCACCTTCCTTATATCGATCTGATATAAAATACTTTTGGCCACCCTGTACCCTATGCAGCACTACCTTGTCACCTTCCTTAAGCCCATCTTCAAAGGTTAGTTTTGCATACTTCATTTCATAATCCTCGTATGGGTTTGAGTAAGGATCACTTATGTTTTTTTCGTTTAGAGCTTGCTTGTTTTAGTTCATCACCGATTTGACCTTTAGAAAAGTTTTTTGGATATTCATATTGAACTGATACAACCCGGTCATGTCTTGTAAGGTGTTCAGCAACAAGTAAAAACTCATCCGTTAAGATGAGCTTCGAGTGTACTTCAATTTTTAATGGCTTTGCTTCAATAACCTCACCCAAAATAATGTTTACAGGATTAGATGCTTGAAAAGCAGCCATTGCCGTTGTTTTTATTAAATCTAGTAAACTCATTAAACCACCTTCAATTCTAAAGTCATTGTATGGACTTTTGCTGACCAATCGTGTGTACAAGCTTCCACTAAAAACAATTGCTTCAGTCCCAATTTTTCAATATAGATAAAGACCATCTTTCCAGCGCGGACTCGCCAGTCACCTAGACACTTTAAAGATAACTCTTTCTTCTCTTTGTTGTGTACAGCCAATAAAGCATCTAACAGACTTTCCACTTGTGCTGATGTCATATTTTCGTCTACCTTTTTGTAATACTGAAGCTGCCCCCATTTGGCTATATTGCCACTATCCTGTGCAATAAACACTTTTCGCTTTGATGCCTTTTTGTCATCTACTACTAATTTAATTTTGTTGTACGCATCCTCAATAGACACTGAATAATCGAAGTCATACAAAAGACTTTCCTCGCCAATATAAAAATCTGTAGGTGGAATAATCATGTCTTTAATATTGTGCAGGCCAAGAGATCCGAAATTATCCATGAAGACAAAACTTTGATTTGTAGCTACGATGCTGAATCGATGTACTTCATAATGACATCTAATGCCTTTTTATCTTCCTCAACCATTGCTGGTGCTGTAAACCCTGTATTGGCTATAGTATTTAACGAGCGTCCGGCCTGACCGCAAATACGAGCAATAGCTACCTCTGCCTGCATTGAGGGAATTACATACGTGTCGTTATACATTAAATACTTCAACTGATCATAAGCAGTAATTTTAAATTCACTGTTCTTCCCGAAACCTGCTTTAAACGAATAACCGTAGAAAACCTTATGTGTACCATCTATTACTCGCACAATTGCACCAGATACAACTTTATCCTCAAGTGGTTTTGGATTTAACAAAGTAACATTCAGTTCTGAAGCCTTGCCAGTTTTCTCAGTCTTCCAGTTTATTGAGGTGACAGGTACTTCATAAATATTTCCGTCACGATTATCGACTAGAACTTCCATGCTTGTCACCTCATTTTTTTAGCTGTCCACTCAGGCGGTATTTTCACTTTTAAACCGATTGGTAACCTTCTTAAATCACTATCTTTAATACCATTCAGTGATTGTAAAGCCTTATAATTAGCACCGTTCCCTGTATACTTCTGAGCAATTTTCCATAAAGAATCACCCTTTACCAAGCTATACGTTTGTGGCACTGGCTTCGGGTTCTCTCTAGGTGCTTCCTTTTTCACGACCTGTTCTGTCGGCTTTTTATCTACGGATTTAACAGTTTCTGTTTGCTTCTTTACTAGTTCCATTTTTTTTAAATCCAAAGGGTACGTATTTTTTTTAATGAAATTGAATAATCAACATCAGCAGTACCAAACTGATCCTTAGCTTCAAAACTCTCAATCGTAACCAGGTCATTAATCGAAAATGAGCCACCGACATAAATAAAGCGAATGACCGTTTCTTCAGCCATCCACTTAGTTATCTGATCTATATACTTTTTTTGGTTCAACAAACTGTGTTTCAGCATAATGTGTATCAGTTGCTGGGAAAAACGATGAAAAAGCTATTTCAGGAAGTTGCATCGGTTTAGAAACGTTCACTGTCCCAGTTTTAGCAATCTTAAACTCTTCACCATCGGCAGCGAGTTTAAAAGGTAGTTCAGAGGGGTTCACTGGAATACGAAAACCTTCAGAATCATTCTTAGCACTTAGGTAAATACCAGTTGTCATCCATAAACCCCCTCAACTGAACGGTCTTGTTCGTCTTTTAATTCCTGTGTAATAGCTTTTACGATATCATTTACATCTATATCTTTATGAATATCTCCTGTGAAATAAATCTTCGGTTCACTTTTGTATGTGTTTGATGTTTGGGTTGATCTATATTGAGAGACAGATACATTTTCCCGAACTTCCTTCGATACACTCACTTCATCCCTCATTGGAGAATTCAACGATTGTGAAACAAAGTCATTTAATTTAGCCGCATAGCCACTAACATTTGATAAGTCGTCAATTTTATTAAGGACCTTACTTAGCACACTACCAGCCGTATCTTCAAAATTATTATGCACCTGTAAATTTGGTGTTAATGATACGATGTTGTTAATCGCTTTGCCTTCTGCAATGTCCTTAAATAATTCAAGATATTCATCTGCAAGATTAATTTTATCCTCAATCTTTCCTACCTTATCAAGTTTGCCTCCCTTCACTTTCCCTTTATTAGGGTCATTTTTAGCTCCTAATCCTGTTTCTGATGGAGCTGTGTTCACGACATTGTCCATCAAACTAGCCTTATCAAGGAATGGGTTGTCTTTGTTTTTATTATCTTTACCTAATCCAGCTAAACTTTTCGCTTTATCGACCAAACCACTCACTTTATCTGCGGCCTTCATTGTACCATTGTAAGCCCATTCGTTAGCTTTATTAAAAGCATCTGGAATACTCATTAAGTCGGTTTTCGGTAGACTAACTACGTTTTTATCACTAGTTGGTGGTTTTAGATTACCTACAAAATTCCGCCAATGCTCTGTAACAACATTAGATTTACCAGTTGATAATTCTTTCATCGTGTCTAGCTCAATACCAGGTATTTTTTTTAGAGCTTCAATAACCCAGTTTACTGCTCTAATGGCAATGTTAGCTCCAGCAACAAATGCGTTCCCTAAGAATGTCGCAGCTGCATCAAACGACCCTGCCATAGCCTCCATATTGTCAACCACCATTTTAACAAGGTCATAAAATAACTTCTTCACTGCATACACAGGGTCAATGAAAAGATTAATAAAGAATTCTGCAAATATCGTTAAGAAATTAGCTATGTTTATAAATTGATTCAATATAAACACACCTAATGCGGCAAATATTCCTGCTACAAAACCTACTACGGTGGCTGTTTGCTCGCCCCACATGACCATCGCCATTACAACTAATGCAATCACTGCAATGATAGCGATTAAAATCCATGTGATAGGGCTAGCTAAAAAGGCTGCATTAACTACCCATTGAGCTGCTGCCCATGCCATTGTAGCTACTCTAATTAAACCTAAAATGGCATATTTAGTAGCTAATATAGCAACGATTGAACCAATAACTGTACCAATAATTACCAAAATAGGAACAGTCCAATTAGCATTATCATACATAAATTGCCCAACTGCCCCAATTGTGTTATAAAGACTTTCTAAAGCATCGAATACGAGTGATATACCAGATACAAATAAATTAACAAACATCATTGCATGACCGGCTAATACACCGAATGCATCTGAATTAATAAATTCGCTAAAACGTGTAAACAAAGGAGCAAATCCAGTTTGTGCCCAGTTTTTAAATACGGTCATAGCATCTGAAAATGTTAATGGCATCTTACTAAATTTGTCCTCTATATCATCTGCAGCATTAAATAGCGCAGTCTTAATAATGTCTGCTGTAATTTCTCCGTCTGAGGACATCTTTTTTTAGCTCACCCATACTTTTTCCTACCGAATCCGCAATGGCTCTAGCTAATAAGGGTGCATTTTCGGTTATAGACGTAAACTCATCTCCTTGTAAACGTCCAGATGCCATCGCCTGAGTTAATTGGTGCATACCAGCAGCCTTTTCCTGCCCACCTGCACCAGACACGGCGAAAGATTTATTCATCAATTCACTAAAACGTATAGCTTCATCATTACTACCAAAAGCATCTCCTGCTAATAGATTTAATTTAGCCACGCTTGCGGCGGTGTCGTTATATGCACTTAAGCTACGTTGTGCAGCTCTGTAGATCTTGTCTTGCAATTCTGCTTGCGTTTGTAGACCGTCATTAATATTGGTCAATCGAGCATTTGTATTAGAGTAGTTATCCGATGCCTGAGCAAATTTATTAAAACCATTAGCAATTCCTTGTATAGAAAAGTACGCAGCTGCAAACCCCAAAAGACTCGTTAGCAAAGTGCGCACACTACTGGTGCTGAATTTGCACTATCACGAATACTATTCAAGCTATTTCGTAACCTATTACCTGCATTCTGCCCTTCACTACCTGCTAACCTGGCACTAGCTCTTAAACGCTCGAAAGATGCATTAGCACTCTCTATATCTCGCCTAGCTCGTTGTAAACTACGCATATCACCAGCTCTGTTAGATGCTGTATGCATCTGTTCCATCGCACGAATCGTACTGTTCATAGCTTTCATCATCTTTTGCAAAGTACCTGTCATTCTATCTGTTAAGGTCATCGTTGTTCGTACTGACATATCCCCACCTTCTTTCTAGGCATAATAAAAAGCACTCGCTAGGAGTGCTTAAAACATTTTTTTGCATAAATACTTTATAAATTTTTTTCATTAATTTCAATTAAACTTTTCTTTCCGTCCTTGAATTCAATAGCTAAAGTATGAGTTCCTTTATTTTTAGCAGATAAACCCGCTAATAGGCCGACTGGACCTAGTAACGCACCACCCACTAATCCACGAGCGACACCACTGACTGCACTTTTTCTATGCTCTTCAGTAATCAATTCGTAGGAATCTACAGTTTCTTTATTTAAAGGAAATTTTTTTAGTAAAACCTGTGAATAAAAAAAACTTCCTCCTTACTAAAGAAACCTTGTTGACCAATCATTATGTTTTTTTCCTTCATAATCTCCTGCAAGAACTTTATTCTGAGCCAATACAGTCCCTCCCTTTAGAAGTAAGTAGAATCATATGTGAATTTAGCGATTCCGATAGTTTTATCTTTTATCTCTTGAATCCACACATCATCAATTTTATCGGAAACAGGACTAAATCTTAAAGCGTAATTTGTATCTGCTACTTTCTTTATTTGATTATTATGCTCTATACCGAATAAAGGGAATATATCATCTTTCTCTTCAAAATTTATTGTAGAGTCATCATATCCCCAATATTGACCTGAATAAACGTTAAGTCTTGTAACAATATCATCAAATAATACAAATTCAAACTTATTTTTTTTCGTAAATATACAATTTACCTACAATGCTTTTGTTAGTTTTTGGTACTGACCATTCATAGTCCTCAATCTTTTCAGGTTCCCCCATAATTTCAACTAATTGAGCACGATTGATTTTACTAAATTGTGTCGCATCAATGATAGGTTCAATTGACTTATCTGAATTTTTACTTGTATTTCCTGAAGAACACGCACTAAGTAAAACCAAGATAACCAGTGTCAATATCAAATTTGTTTTTCTCACATAACCCCTCCTTATACATAAATATACATGGATAATGAAGGTAATTCTATTGCTATTTTCATATATCTACATCATTCTCACTCCTTTCAATGAAAAAAACACCCTCATACGAGAGTGTTTAAAAGTTGCCTTTTTTCAATTTGCTTAATTAATAACTGGTTCATTCGCTTAAGATATGGCTGATTGCTTTTAGATAAGAAACCAAAGTTTTTGAGATCTAATAACTGAAAGTCACTCATTTTTTTCTACTGCCTCCTGCCACCAATACCAAATATCAACCGATTTGGGTGGTAACACTCCCATACATTCCGCGAATTCTTGCACTAAGTTTAAAAATTTTTGTTGTTCCTTCTCATTCATGCCATTGTCCTCCTTAAAATGAGGACATCCATTTCTTCTTTGTTTAAAAGTGAAAAGAAATCAATCACAAAACTTTCAAATGAGTCGTATTTTAAAATGTCTATGTTGTGGTTATCCTTTATTTCCTCAAACATTGATACATAATATGTTAAAGAACGTGGTTTTTTTATGTGTTTTCATATGCTCCTCCTAATAGGAGTAACATCTACTTCATAAAGTAACAAATTTATGTTACAATTTGTTGTGTTGAAACAAATTAGAGTAGATGTACTCAAATTTATGTCATGTTTTAAGCTGCAACTTAAGACATGGCTTTTTTTATTTTCCCGAAACATTTATGATACCTCTTTCACTTGACCTAACAGTAATGGAATTAGCTCACTGAATTTAGATGGATAATACAAGGGCTGTGTTTCTTTTGAATTATGAGGCTGATGGCGTTTGAGCGAAATACTGTCCTTCATTCGTAAGTGACTTAAACTCTTTCGTTCCACCCTTTGAGCTTGGTCGTTCCTTAATTTCAAGCAACCCTAACTCAATTAACCTAGTATTTGCTTTAGCAGCACTCATTTTTACATCATGTTCTTTCAACAATTGTGTCAAAGATACTTTTAATTCTTCTTCTACATACACTGGCAAATGATTTGTTGGTACGCCATGTTGTTTATGAGCTTCTTCTAGCATTCGGATTTTTGATGGCTCGTCCACACGAAGAATCTCTGATGTGTATTTTACTCCAATTAAATGCTTCTCAAATTCAATCGTATTATCTGTCGGTGTATAAGCCTGCTTTTGTATAAACTCCTTCATTCTCCTAAACTCTTGAATGAATTTGATTTTGGTTTGAACAGCTTCTTTTGTGTTGTAGCTGAAAACCACTAATGCGAAAGCATCCTCTGTAAGATTAAACTTTGGTCTTGACTGGTTGTTCTTGTCTAAATATGAGCCGCTGTAAAAATTTACTTGGGCAAATTCTTCTCCAGCATACTCAACTTGTTTTCGAATATCCTTTAAAACATTTCCATGATCTTTTCCAAACATCTCAGCAATAGTCAAGCTATCAGTAACAACCTCATTGTTTTCAACAAATACTAATTGGTTCATATAATTTCTCCTTTATTTTTCAATGAAATCTTCTAATCTTTTTCCGAGCGCATTTACAATTTTTCCTATAGTATGTAGTCGTGGCTTTACATAACCACGTTCCACATTTGACACTACATTTTTACTAAGACCTGCTTTTAACGATAATTCATGTGCACTTAAACCTTGATTAGCTCTCTCTAAAGTAATTTTTTTCTAGATTTACTTTTATTGCATCTAGCATTCATATTCCTCCTTTCGTTCCCTTTTCGTACACAACTCTATTTTATATCCCTTTTCGGACACTGTCAATTAGTTTTTCCCTTTTTGGACACAATAAGATATAATCATATACTGAGGTGAAATATATGAACTTTGGTGAACGACTACGTTTTCTTAGAAATGAATTAGACTATAGTCTAAGAAAAATGGCAGATGAATTAGATATTTCTTTTTCTGCTTTAGGTAAGTATGAGCGTAATGAACACCAGCCAGATTTCGAAACTTTAGAAAAGATCGCTGATTACTTCGATGTTTCAATCGATTGGTTATTAGGTAGAACGCAAGAAGGTTATGATCACGCTGTAAGATTAATCGATAGTGCTGTAGAAAGAATGAATCCTGATTCAGAAGTCGATTTATATATTCCTCCAGCAATACTTAATGAAATGATTCTAAAAAAATATAGATGAATCTCAACTTTCCCTCATACCTGTGTATGGTACAACTAACGGTATACTAAATTTATCTGAGGCAAATATTATTCAGTATGAGTTCAAACATAACAAAGATATGCCTGAGGAGTCCTTTTTCTATATAATTAGCCCCGATGATAGTATGAAAGGCTCTAATATAGTAAAAGACTCAAAAGTCTTGTGTCGTAGACTAGATATGATAGATAAAAATAATTTAGAAATAGGCAAGATATATTTAGTTTCCTATCAAAACTATATATATATCCGTCGCGTCTTTGTTAATAATCAAGACCAAATTACTTTACAAGCTGAAAATGTTCAATTTCCGCCAATACTAATTCATAACATGTCTGATATTAATATCATCGGACAAGTACAAACTGTCGAAATTAACCCCAATGAGCAATAATGAATGAACAAACTCAACTCTTAATTACTATCTTTAATCACTACTTTCTTTTTAGCTTGAGGAAAAAATTTTTTTTATCACTCCTAACGATCTTTTGTTGTAATTAAACATTCTTTTGTTAACTGCTTCCTATATGGAGGCAGTTATTACCAACAAAAAAAACACCACAAGGATACTGATTATACAGAAAATAATCAGCAATTCCTTGAGGTGTCCTCATAGGCAACTATAATTCGGTTACATATAATTATAGATTGTCGTTTAAAAAAACATCAAGGGTTTATTTACCTTTTCCTCTTACCATTTCCTCGTGCCCCTCGTTTCGCTTTTGAGCATAAGAAAAGCACCCAATCTTGAGTGCTTTAGGATACATTAATTTAATGGTGTGACTATTGTGGTATCTTGTCTACTATCATTAAATCCACTTGAACTTTTTCGAGAATACTTGTGGATAAAATGATTGTGTTGGATGCTGTCGCCAAGTAGTCATTATAAGAGTCTGAGATGTATCATAAGTTTTATAATCAGTTCCAAATTCTTGAACAAATTTTCTTATATAAAATTCATGCAATTCATCAGCTGTCCTAAAATCCACATCCAACGATTTCCAATCAAGAGATGTTGAAATACTTTGCAGTTCCCCATTTTTAAATAAATAGTGTGTCTTACCTGGTAAACCATTTCTTCCTGATGTCGTTAATAAGCCAATATCACCATCCTTTTTGCCCGCATACAAATACGATTCAACTAAATCATACACTTCTGCTTTCGGCATACCTAATTTAATCTTTGAGTCATCAATCGGTTTCTGTTGGTTTGTTTTAGTATTTTCAGTTGAAGTACCTTTTAGTGGCACCTTTATATTTTGTGATTCTAAATATCTTACCAACCTCGCCATAAATACATGTAAATGTACAAACGATAATTTTTCGTTAGGTTTAAATGTTCCATCACTATAGCCAGTAGTAATACCAGCTGCTACTAATTTTTTTTACTGCATTATGCGCTTCGCTTGATTTTGGCACGTCTGAAAATTCTTGATTTCCACTAGGGAGATATTTTCCAAATGCTCTATCAACAAATAAAGCAAAGTGGCCACGAGTTAGTGGATTATAAGGTTTAAACGTACCATCAGAATAACCATTAACCACACCTAATTTACTTAGTTCTACAACTTGTCCACTTAGAAGATCTAATTCATGTATATCACTATAAGGTGTTTTTGCTGCAGAAAGTGGAATACCTAATACCTTTGAAAATATTACGACTACACTATATCTTTTGGCATCGCCACTAAACAACATATTCTCAGGGTTACCATATACCAACAAACCCCTATCATATAAAAATTTTAAATCCTTATAATAAGGACTTGTTTCTGGAACATCCTTAAAAAGTGATGCTGCATTAGCACTACTTGCAAAAATCGTCGAAAAGCTTAATAAAAACACACATGCTAAAATTAATATTTTTTTCATTGTATTTCCCTCCTACCCAATAATATACATAACAGGGTAGGTGATGACTATATTTTTTTAGGATAACTAGAAGTAAAATACTAGTTTAATAAGGTATAAAGTTACTTCTTCGCAGCCTCAGCCTCTTTTTCCAACTCAATATCTAAACTAGCAATAATAAAAGCTTGCTCCCTACGATCCATACTTAAAAATGAATTAGGCAGTAAATTAAAACGATGAAGCGCAACATGTGCATAAAATGCTAACCCGTCACGCTCATCTTCACTGCCTTGTATTAGTTTTTTTTACTTCATCCACCTGATCTTCAAGTGTCTCATCGAGTCCACTGATTTCTTGAACTTTTTCAGAAATTAACGAAGTCTCTCCTACCAAGAACATTTTACCGTAAAGGGCTTCTGCCCCTTTTACACCGTAAGATTGTTGTAATTCCGTATTATTTAAGTCTGGGTGCACAATCGCTGCTACATTCATTCTACGATTGTAAGCTACTGGATCAAACACTCTCTCCTGACGTCCTCTTTTTCCAGCTACATTTTTAAAACATCTTTCGTTAATTAAATCGGCTTCCTCAGATGGAACTGGTCGCAGTTTAATTGGTTCAGCAAATCGTGATAGAGTTAAATCTACTAGTTCAGCCTCTGCAACATTTTCTTTCATGAATGCTTTAAAATTACTCATTTATAATTTCCTCCTTACTGGATAACATTAAATTGATTTAACAGCTCGAAATCATCAAACGTGAATGGGAATTCGTCTTTTAACACATCCGCACTATCTGCATCTAACATTGCTAATAATGTTTTATCTGGAACGATATTACGTACGTCTACTGTTTGTTTACCAGCTGCACTTGTAATGTCTGTGTTGACTGTAGTAGCATCAAACATTGGTGATTTACCTGAACGTAAATAGTCCATAGCCATAGCACGGATTTCTGGACGGTGATAATAAATCGTCATTTCTCCAACGCCTTTGGCTCCAACAATCTTTGAACCTTCCATACGTGCATTCAATCGTTTTACTTCGACTTTGTTGTATTCGACCTCTGCTTTGAACTTAAGTATTTCAGCAATTTCAAAAGTCTGGCCTTCAATATTAATAAAGAGCAAGCCTTCACGTGAAGACATTGCGTCCTTGGTTTGCATAACGTTTGCCATAGAGTCCTACCCCCTTCTTATTTGCATTCAACACGCATATATAGTTTTTCCATAGCATCGATGAACTTGATGCCCATCACTGCAAATACTGCATCTTTTTCGTCACCTTGTTCAATAACAATTTCTTCAGGTAGATATGGATCGATAACACCTAGTCGTACATATGGATCTAGTACAGTTTTCATTAGTTGTTTCTTAAACAAGTCGCGACCATCTGCATTGTTGTTTACTTTACCAATGAAATATTTACGGAAGATGTGGCGTGTATTGTTTTCAATAATCGACATACCACGGTCAATTTTCCCTTTACGGAAATCTTGATTCTTTTTCGGTGTGAAGGAACGGAAAGTATTAATGTCCTGTTCCACCACTACCTCATCATTGTTGAACGAGTAAACGATGTGACCATCACGCAATGCTTGAATAATTTCATCATTTGTTAGTGTCTCAACTTCAATGGCTCCTGGATATTTCGCATACGTAAGAGAACCTACTGTTGATGCTGCAAATGCCGCACCAAACCAGTACACTGTTTCTTTTGCCGTTAATACTTCACCACCATCAAGAGTTACCCCATTTTTAACAGAGACTGTACTTTCATGGTCTGCCGCATTGTAGTTATTTGTCACCAATGTCACACGTTTTCCAGCCTGCTCACGAAGTTCTTTTACTTTTAGTGCAAGTAAGGATTTTGTTGTATTGTCATCAGTACCATAGGCTACTGTCTTAAAATTTAATGTATCTAAAGCAGAAGCAAATTCTGAAATAGATTCATTTGTCGCAGCTACAGTGGTGCCACCTGTAAGTGTCAACGTTGCATCACCAGTAGGTAATGTACCTGTAAATATGACATAATCATTTGACTTTAAATCCTCGAAAGTAGCAACTCTTTGCGAGTCTACCTGTATTCCATCAAAATACGTTTTCAAGTTAATAGAGCCATCAAGGCCTACAATAACAGTAACGTGAATTTTATTACCATCCGCCCCACTGTATTTTGCTGTAGCAGTGATACCATCAGCAGTTGCTTTTGCTTTATCTCCTTCTCCATTTAGGTTGTAGAGAAAAATGTTACTGGTAGCTTTAAATGCCTCTCGTATCGGTAAAATATCGCCTAAATTTTTACCAAACAGTGCTCTAAACTTTGTATTTGATGAGAGCTTAATAAACTTCCCAACTTCACCCCAGTCGAGCGTCACAGGTACAGCTAGGGCGCCATTTGAATCAAGCCCCATTGTATTTAAACTGTTGGTCTCAAAGTTAATATACGCATCAGGACGTACCTTATTTTGAGTTTCCCAAATACCACCCATTAAGCTTCAACTCCTTTCTGCTTCCACTCAGCTACTAGCTTGTCAGCCTCAGTTTTTGTATAAGTTGCACCATCTTGTAGTACAACCTCATATTCCAAGCGCTCCTTCGTAGACTGAGCGCTATCTAAAAAAAAGCAGCCTTGGAGAACTTTTTTATTCCCCAGCTGCTTCGCTGTGTTCTGTTTGTTCGTTGTCACTTGTGTCAAATTCAACGCCCTCCAATGTTCTCATTTTCACTTCTTCAAGAATGTCATGTAATCTAGCTTTCACTTGAAATTTCATGACAAGTGTTTCGTCTACAATCTCACCTTCAATTTCATGTACGTGAAACCTGTCTACGAGGTATTTAAAGTTGTTTTGAATGACCTCTAATACATTCAGGCATTCCTCGTCTACATCCTCTGTAGAGGGGAAATAGACCATGCTAAATGAGTACGTGCGGTTCGCTTGATACTTCATTCCACGCTCTTGATATACATTAAAAATGCGCACTAAAAAAAGCTGGTACTTTTAAGCCCTGCTTTACTGGTTTATCGTAGATATATGTTGAAGGTGATGGATACAGGGAGCGTATTTGCATGATTGCAAGTGTTTTAATGCCTTCTGTTACATTTACATTACTCACCTAGAATACGCCTCCATTCCTTCTGAATTTCTCGTTCCCACATTCGCGGTGCTATGCGCTCCATTTCTTGTTCAGTCAGTTCTAACATAAACTGACCATCTTTAAATCCTACTGTGCGGCCTGCAATCACAATTCGATGCCCTTTCTCAACGAATAAGGCATATTCAACTTGGTTGTAGATGACAATTGTGTAGGTATCGCCTTGTTTGATAATGTGATACTTCCAGTTATTACGAAGATCCCCAGTATCAACAGGTGTAAGCATCTTCACTTTACGGATGGCCAATTGTGCTACTCTTTCCGCAACTTTTCTGTGTATTTTCCCAGAAGCAATTGTAAGTTCTTTCAAATTTTTTTGCGAGTTGCTTCACTTCTTCAAATTCAAAAGCCATTAAGCATACACCTTCTTCTTCAACAGTACTTCCTGGTGCGTTACATAAAGGAATGACTCTTTAGCAGACGTAAATTCATCTGTCATTATCAACTCATCATCTTCAAATAGCTGAACTGTTATTTCGTCACCAGCTAAAATTTCAAAAGTTGAAGAAAGGATTAGCTTGGCATCATAAAGAATCTGATTAGCATCACCATGCACCGTATTGTTAAGTGTCTGCATACCAACCGTAGACAAACGACATGGCACATTTGCATGCTTAGTAATCCACTTTTGACTTGTTGAACCATTAGGCTTTTCGTACTCTTCATAACGTTTCACAATTGCTACACGGTCGTATAACAATTCAACTGATTTATTAGCAGTAGCCATTAACTTTCGAATATTCACGCTACCACCTCAATTTTCGAAATTTGTTCAACTGAGATGTGTAGTTAGTGAGTACTCGCATTGTTACTTGCTCGCTAGTAGTTGTACTGGTACCAAATTCAACAGCGACATCGCCTTCTTTAACTGACTTTGCAACAGCAAAATCAGACGGATTCATGGACTTAATTTCATCACCAATTAGATTAATCGTCATATTTGCATGTACAAACTTTAAATCATCCGGAATATCACTTCGGTTACAATAAGTTTTAATCGTTTGAGCAACCTCTTCTATTTTTAGAATAAGCTCATCGTCAGTGAATGTATCTGGTTGAACTTTACTTTTTACGATATCGAATACATTCAAGTTAAAACCTCCTATTCAGTAGGCTCGGTTTCGGAAGTAGTGACAGTTTTTCCACCTCTTTTTTTAGGTGGTTCAATAACTGCTAAAATTTCAAAACTAGGATGCTCAGCATGGTCACTAAGCACCTCAATTTCTTCACCAGCTTTATACGTTACACCATCATAACGGACAGGAAAGCTACCTTCTTTTACTCTTACTAAAGATTTCATTTAGCAGCACTCCTTCCTTAATTTACTTTTGCAATGAAAATATTATCGATGGTTTCAAAGCTTGGTAGAACAATTTCAGACACTATTGTTTCAACATTTACAGGATGAGGCTCTTTTATAGTTGTGATAGCAACGCCTGTGTTAACGATAGATACATCTGCTGTAGATTGACCAGCAAGTAAATCTGATTCTTCAGGAGTCGTACCATAGTAAGTACTACCAAGATTACCGTCTGGAATCAAAGTAAAGTAATCATCTGGATAGAAATTATGCAATGAGCCGTCTTCCGCACGGTACTTTTTGTTGTAAACTGCTACAGAAAGTCCAAATTTGTCTTGCAAATATTGCTTTAATAAAGCATCCGTCATAATTACATTTTGACCGCCAAGTGGATTCATATCTAAACGAATACTTGGATGTTTTAACAAATAGCCAAATGTTTTACGAGTCAAGATGGCATTCGTTGGTCTAGTGCCTGTATTCTCTTCAACTGTGTCCTGCCATCCCATGATGTCTTGAATTGGCGTAGCATCCGCATTACTCCATTGAGCCCCGCCAGCTAACGCCTCTTTGTGGTCGTCTTTCATTTTGTAATCATAGTCGTAATCTTGACGATTAGCTGTAATACGAATTTTCCCTGTAGAAAGCAACTGCATAATCATCCGTTCAGGTTGAACGTTCGCTCCATTTACTAGGTTTGTTACATCATCATAGATGTTTGCAATAATTGCTTTGGCCATTTCATCTAAATTAGAAGCCTGTAATTTATTTAATTCTTGTCGATCTTTTTCACCAATTCGCATTGCTTCACGGAAGAAAGGCATCTCCGTTTGAATTTTGCTAAATCCGATACGATCACGAACAGTCGCTTTCGCATCAAATTCAGAAGGCATTAAAGCTACTGGTAATCCATTAGATCCTTTAATCCAACTTAAATCTAATCCAAGCTGCTTTTTAGCAGGGAAAAGAGTAGCTCCTAAATAAGGAATTTTATTTGAAGGGTTGTTTTGGTGATAGGCTGCAATATTTTTAGCACTTACTAAATCAAAAATTGTTGACATTGATAATCATCCTTTCTTATTTTAAAAATGTGACTTGCTTTAATGCATCAATTGCTTCTGTTGTAGGTGCTTCTGGTAACTTATCCAATGCTACAAATCCATGAATTAAAGCAGCACCTGATGCAGGACCATAAGTAACATCGGTATCATTAAAAAGTACACCTTCTGCTCCAGCCCCATTGGTTTTTACTGCTTTAGCAGATTCATCCTCTAAGAAACCTCCACCTAAAATCGTTCCTGCTGGAACAATCTTTTTACCTTCTGAATTAGCGCTAACACCTGCGTCGGATATAGTAATTGCTAAATTCACGTAATGATCCGGGAACTTCAAAATCTCTTTTTTTATTTGTGTATGTCGTTTCTACAAATTTACTCATACTATTTTTCCTCCTTATCCGAAATAAGATTTTCTAGCTTCATCTAGCCCTTCTGTTCCTTTTGAGCGTTCTTCTGCGATCAACTTTCCGTAATCTCCAACCTTTGTTTCTTCATCAGTTTTACTACCTTCACCCGGCTTAGTACCTTTTGGTAACGGCTTGTCCTCAGTTTCAGGGGTAAATAAAAAGGCTTTAGATTCTCGCAGTGTTTTAATCTGCTCATCTAAGCCCTTTGTAATGTTACCTTCTCCATCTAATTCAATTGTTGATTTGTCGATAAGACTTGTCACGAGATCAGCATCATGTACCTTGTTTGCTAGCGCTAATTTTAAAGCACTCTTTAACTGAGTATCCTTGATTTTCGCTTCATACTCTGTCTTATCAGTTTTATTTTGTTGCTGAAGCTCAGTGATTTTTGTTTTTAAACCATCAGCATCAATCTTTTTAAGTTCTTCAAGCTGTGTATCGCGGTTAGCTACTTCTTTTCGTAAATCCTTTACCTCTTGAATTTTGTCATCAAGACGACTTTTCGGCACCATATGACCGTAACCAGCGATTACTTTATCTGCTTGTTCCTCTGATAAGCCTAAATCAATTAATTCTTCTTTTTTTCATGTCTAGCTCCTCCTATTCCGTGTTTTACGTGCAACGGCACGATAGGTTAGAAGCTTATTCTTTAACGTCTACAAGCTCGAAAAAGACGGAATTAAGGCATAATAAAAAGCCATAGATTCTCTATGACTAGTAACTACATCTCGTTATACTCTTGAATGGCTTTTTGAATCAGTTTATTTGCTTCAACCATTTCATCATCGCTAATTTCACCGTCTTGAATAGCCTCTTTCAAGTGGTATTTAATGCTCTCTATTTCATAAAGTTTAGTGAATTTACGGTACTTTTGCATTGAATAACCTTCTTTTGCGAAATCAATCCACTCTGGGATGCCATCAACCATATGTTGATATTTGATTAGATTTTCAGTGTATTGCTTAGGTAATTCCAACTGCATAAGTTCTTTTTTTCATTTTATTTTTTTCACCTCTATAAACTTCATATCATAAAATCTAGCAACTTCAACATTTACATCAAATATAAAGTCGGGCCAAATAGCACTTCGTTTTGCTTCATCTTCTAAACCAGGATATTTTTTTAGCAACTTCCCAATAAATTTTTTTCATACTTACTATCAAATGAAAGCGTCTTAAATATACTTGACTTAAAGTTACCTCTTGATAAGACGTATTTACTACTGTCTGCACATTCTAATGTTAACTCACCTATGGATTTAAAATCAATTATCTTTCTTATGTCTTCTCTTGAAAAAGGAGTCTTAGTTGGGTGAACATGGGTTAGCACTAAACTGTTTGGTTTCGAGTTTTTTTAAAGTCTGTGTCAAATCTTTTGTAAATGCGACTTTATCAATTGATTCACCACTGAGTTCATATGCCACTGAGTTAGTGATCTTATCTATTAAAAATAGCTTTTCTAAACGTTTTGTATTCATAAATTCATTTAGTTCAGTATGAATTTTATTTAAAATATCGCTACCTTTTAAATCAACAGCTAAATAATCAATCCAATTTATATTTGATTTTCTAAATGGATACACTTTGTATTCAATCTCATTAGACTCATCATTTACTTTTATTCTAGTGATAACGGCATTGTCATTCGAAACAAATTCATGTTTCCATTCTTCGTAATTTATTTTTGAATCAATTTTGTCATTTTCGTTTGTAGAATGATCACGAGCAAGTCGTTGTTCACCTTCCATGTACTCTGATTCATCAAAATATGGCACGGTAGTAGTACGACAACGCGTATGAAATGGAGGTGCATTTGTGCCAGGGTTATAGTCCTTTGTGTAATAAATCTTCAAATCCTGTGCTTGGCAAATTTCTGATGTTCGATGGTCCAACGTCGCTAATATTTGATAACGGTCAAGGTCTGCTTCGATATAAGAGTTATTTGCTGCTAAGCTATGAAAGAAATTTGCTTCTGTCCTTACAAGTGCCTCTGCTCTACTCAAAGCAACATCAGTAGCTTCACTGATTACTCTGGATGTTTTAATGAGCGAACGACCTTGCATAAAGGACTTATTTAACTCATTCTTAATCGTTGCCATAGCTTTAGCTTCATGGCCCCATATACGCTTCGAGAATTCTTTGCCGGACCAGTTGTAGGCAAGTACCTCTTTCATAACATCATCTGTTAGCATTTTTACAGGCTTATAGATGCCTGTTAGTGTAGCAATATCATACAGGGTCTTGTAGTAAGAGTTTTCATAAACCTCCGTCAGTCCTGTGTACGTGTATGCCTGCAAGCCGTTAGCGCTGCCATAGAGTTCTAACACTTTCATCTGAATTTGCAAGTTTAGCATCTCTAATCGAGAAATACGAGCACGATAACCAATAGCATCTAAAATACGGTCGTATTCAGGATTACCAGTCAACGAAAGAGCTTTATATTGCTGTAGGGTGATATTCCTAAAATCCTTTAATTCTTTGGCGGTCACATACTTCTTGGCCTCTGCATATGAGATTTTATTGTCAATAGAATAACGAGAATAAAAGGCTTCAATCTGCTGTATGATGTTCGCTTGTGCCAATCGTAGTTGTTCTTCCATACGGGCAATGTACTTACTAGCAATCAACTGAGACTCTAATTCTCGTTGTGCAGCTCGACTTTCCCAGTACTTACTCATCTTTGTTCATTCCCGATTGAGATTGTCTCTGTTTTTCTATGGCTTCTTGGTACTCATCTATTTCCCTCAGTTCTTCGGCTTTTTGTTTGGCTAGCCTATCCTCAACTTCTACTGTGTACCAAGGATGGTTTTCACGGTTTGTTTGGTCGTCAATAATACCTACTGACTTCTCGCACATTTCCACAGCTTCCATCTCATTAGTGATGATGTCACGATTAAAAACAAACTTTACTATTTCTTCAGTAAAATCACCGTCACCAATCATCCTCAAATAATGAGTGATGAACCACATCATGTGCTCAATACTTGACTGCATCTCACTCTCCAGAATGTTGCAATCAAGATCTAAATCACTATAACGGAATTTTAGAGCTACACCTGATGCATTTCCTAGATTTTCGTTAAGTGTATCAACACCACGGCCAAGCTCGTATATAGCCTTGCGTGTACGTTCAAGCTCTTTCTCATTAGCATCTGTTTGGATATCTGCAGTAAGCTTGTCCACGTCACCATTTTCATCTGTTTTGACCGTGCGATAAACGTTGAGATCATGGAGGAACTCTTTTAAATCAACGCCTCCATAGTTAATCAGTTTATAGATAAAATTAGGAATATCAGCAAGTACATCTGCGTTAGTAGAAGCTTGTGTATTGTAATTGTCAATGAGTGATTTAATCTGTTCAATTAAAGGTTGCTCTTCTTCGTTATACCTGAAATGAATAAGAGGTATCTTTTCCCACAGCACCGGTTGTTCACCTAATAAAAAGTGATATCCCTGTTTTCCACCTGCAGGGATATCTGGAACTAAATTCGAGCTTTCAAGTACATATTTATCAATACCTTCACTATGATAGTGTTCGATCTTTTTTTAAAGTCTTTTTGGTTGTACCTTCATAATGATTCGTTTCGTACACTCGTAAAAACGACTCAATTTTCATATTTTCAGAGTCTGCATAAAACGGTATGATTTGTTCTGACGGAAAGCGCATAAAGCTAAGTTCACCAATCTCATTAAAATACGGGTGTAGATAAGCAACACCTTTGTTAACAGCTTCTTTCCCTACCTTCCGTAATCGATTAATCATTCCAGCATCGAAGATTTCATCTAACTTTTTCTGATACCCCTCATTTTCACTTGTTACAGAAGGTTGTTTCGAAAGTACATACCCAACCTTTTGATCCACAAGCTTCTTCACATAGCCGTGCACTAGCTTTAAGTTAGATTTCCAATCAGCATCACGGTTCTTTTCTTCGATATCCATCTTGTTTCTGTAATACTTCTCACCAATGAGCATCATTTTACGCTTGTCCGACTTTTCCCAGTCTTTAATCTCATTAAGTATGATTTGCTCATTTTTAATCACACTAGCAACCATGTTTTTTATCACCTCTTCCATTTTCTCATGCCACTTTGGTCTGAATAAGTCCTCAATCAGCATTTAATCACCTCACTTTAAAACGGAGATAGACCGTCGTTGCATATCCCTTTCAAATCCATATCTAGTAGCATCAATACAGTGATTGTTTTTATCTTCTAGGCGTGGAATCGGATTCCCGTCTTTATCTGTTTGATAGTCGATGTTCTCAAACTCTCTAGCAATGTTTGGAGTGCGTTTCGGGTCAATACTTATGAAATCTAAATCACCTAGCCACTCCTCACCATATTCCACACTATCAGGACCTTTTTTTAACACCATAGATACGGGGCACTCCTTGTTCATCACGTAATTCGGCTATTGATTTTGGTTCGGCTGAATCAGCTGCAATACGGTCAGATTGATAACCTTTAGCTTTCAATTTCTCAGCTAACTTTCGGTTACTGATTTTCACTCCATAAATTTCATCTATTGCATAGATACCGTTTTTCTTTTTGTCATAATGCCAACGGACAAAAGCTAGTGGATCTGTAGCATAACCGAAGTCAACTCCATTGCGGATGTTGTCAAAGGACGCAACCATTTCATCTGTAATTGAGCCTTTTTCAATTTGTAAGTTATCGAACGGCACGACACCACTACCTATTGCTTCACCGAGGTATTCCCAACGGTATTTTAATGGCTTATTTTTCTTAACATTTTCTGCTTCTTCAATAAACTTTTTCGATAAATGCGGATTTCCTAAGTAAGTTGAATGATCTACATAAGTATTGGCATCAATCATTGAGCTCTCATACTTCTTATTCACCCATGACTGCTTACGTTTCGGTGGATTGTAAGAATAATAAAAAGAGTAGTCAAAAGGGTAGCTTGCTGCCTGTCAGCTTGCGAGAATATCTTCCCTTCCAACTCCTCACGTAGAATTGAGTTTTCAATTGTTGTTACTTCATCTTCAGACTTAAATTCTGCTAATTCCTCAAACCACACTATAGCTAATGGGAAATCAGCATCTTTTATAGATTTAATTTTCTCTGGATCATCAGCGCCTGCAAAATAAATCTTGTTACCTCTGCCTAGATAGGTAATTTCCAATTTAGAATCGACAAAACGGAATTGATCACGTACTCCCATAATGTTTGCGGCAGCCTTAAAGTTAGCGTACACAGATTTCAAAATGGTGTTTTGTACTTTCCTGATGCCGAGTGCCGATACTGGATACTCCATGATGTCTAACAGGATACGCATTGGAATGTGAAATGATTTGCCTGAACCACGGCCACCCTTTAATACATAGCGTAAATGTTCCTTTGCTCTAGAGGCACGCCAAAACGGTTTGAACTGCTCTGTAATGATACTAGCTAAACTAATACGTTGCTCTGCCATTACACATCATCCACAATAACCACTTTAGTTTTGCCATCCGTTTCAACCTTATCAATCCACATACGATATCGCTTACCTAGTAATTCAGCAGCTTTAATACGCTCAGCAGTAGTTGGCGGCATATCTTCATCAATTGTTTGGGCACCTTCACCGATACCACGTAGAGTTGCCGAAGTTGTCTCACCCCTTGCGATAGCAGTTAGTAGCTCTAGTATCTCTTGCTGATCTGCTACCTTCTCGGACTTCAATTCTTCCATGCGCTCGTCTATATATGATTTCACATTAACATTTGTTAACATTCGACTTCCTGCTGCTCTCGCTGTTGCTTCCTTCTTAACATTAGGATACGCCTTCAAATATGCTTCAGTTGCATTTCCCAGTTCGATATAAAAATCAGCAAATGCTTGTTGCTTCACTGTTAACTTTGGTTCAATCAATGGCATCACCCCATTATGCTAGTTGCATGATAAAAAAATAAAAGAGCTCTCCTAAGAGAACTCTGAAAATTATAAGTGGTAGGAATCATTTTCCTTCCATTCACCTTCTCCATCATAAAAGGAAAGTAATTGGTTCTTAGCATTTCTTAATGCTTCTTTTTCCGATTCGAAGTTAGCGGCTGATGTGATATAAACTCCAGCTTTATCTTTCCCACGGTAAAAATGACTAGTTCGCATTTGATAATAACCATCTGCATCAAAATAAATTTTAATACCCACTTTTTGATGTCCAATATATAGTGAATATTCGTTCACCAATCGTTTAATTTCACTAGTGTGAGTATTAGTTAATAATTCAAAATCCCAATCCATAATTTTTCACCTCCAACTCAATGGTAAGGTAGAAAATAAAAAAATATGTAATAACATTTTGATGCAATTATTTCACTCTCAAAAGTAAGTACCAAATAGTCAAGGGAGGAGGAAACTCTGTTCGATACTCACTTTTCAGGGCAAAAGAAAAACATCCTTCAGGATGTTTTAATGATATTGTTCTAATAACTCCCCTAATTCTTCTTCAAAGGCATTAAGACAACCCGATATCATGCCAATACAACTATTTAAAAAAAACTCTCTTGCATCTTTTTAAATTCTTCGCTATCTTTTGCACTAAAAACCTGCTGTGAAAACACCGTTCCTTCTACTTTAACGCAAAAAAAGAAGGTTTTTTAAACGTTTATAAGCTTCTGGGCTAATCGAAAGTCCTTCTTTTATTAATTCATTCTCATTAAAACGTTTTTCAATTTCGGATACAATAAAGGATGGACTAATATCAGAAATTTGTTTCTCGTAATAATTTAAACCACTCAACATTTTTTTCTAAATGGTTTTTAACCATATAGATTGATTGCACTTTATCAGGGATTTTACTTTTATATTCAATTTTAACACTAGCCTCAATTGTTTGTCGAACCCCCATAAGAGTGATATAACCGCCAATAATAGCTCCAATAAATGCAATAATCCCTGCGATTAAAGTATAATCCTTTACATTAAAGAAATAAGTATACACTCCAAAGAATATTATTAACATATTTAATATCAATAATGAGATAAACATGATAAACATAGAACTTTTTATATTACTCAAATTTTACTACCTCCCACTAAATGATAATCTGAGAAATAATAAATTGGAACAATTTTCTATAAATCCCACTCTCAAAACCACACCAAACTCCGCCCTATCGGTTACTAGTGCATATGAGCTTTTTTCGATATCTAATGTTCCTTAGATACTTACTCACCTGTAAACTAGTCCGTTATTATTTGTATGGCTGTTTGATGCAGTTTTCAAAGCACATTAAAAGCCACGCTCATAGAACGTGACCTGAAAAATTATTGATTAGCACTTATTAACTCATCTATATTTTGTATTGTCTCATCTACAATATCTGCCCCAAGGACCAGATGACTACCAACACACATTACATCATCAAAACTATTCATTTCTGGTAGATGGTCCAAGCTTTTAAAAAAAGTGCAATAGTTCATTTAATATTTCCTCAACCTTTTCCGCTGGATTCATTTTAACATCCCCTTTAATAGAAATTGACCTTACTCTACTTCGATTTCTTGAATGCGTGCTATTTCGTATTTTGCTTTTTCCTCTTCGGCATTCTCTTCAGTACTATAGCAGCCTACTAGTTGCTCATGAAAAGGGAAGCCACTTACTAATTTGTATACCAAATAAACAGTGTCTATTTTTTAACCATTTTACTCACCTCCTCTTATCCTAATCATAGTTTAAAAGGAAATGTTTGTTATAGGTTTTTTCATAATAAATAAAAAGCCTTACCGTGCTAGGGATAAGGCTCGTCTACTGCGGTAAAATATTCAATTGTCGAGTTAGCTCATTTCTCACACACGTTGAGCTGGACGTGTTTATTGTGTAGGCAGAAAAGTGTTTTAGTTTTATAGTGCATTTCCGTGCACTTTGATGCTGTAGTTAGTTTTTTTTGACTGAATTATGGAAAGTGGATGAAGTTCACATAAAAACCACTCCTTCAGCAATTTTTAGCCTTTTATATTAATTAAGATACCTAATCTCTTAAAAAATATGGGCCGGCCGTGTGTGTCATGCTCCGAACTAGTCTGTCAAGCGCGGGTCGGTCGTCGGTCTGTCTGTCCTGGTAATTTATTGTTTTGAAAAATACCAAGGGAAGAAAGATTCACCTGTCCGACCTCCCCTTAAGTTTACAAGATAAATTTTTAAATACCTAATGTGTAACGGATGTAACGTTTGTAACATCTATCACATTTGTAACATTTGTTACTTATTCCATAACGAAATATACGACATAATAATGAGATTTAATTACAGTTTCCTTATATCATATAAATTAATAATTGTAGTTTTCACGAACCTAAAGAAAATAACCTTTTTAACCAAAGAATAGTAGACAAAAGCTCTTATTTTCAGACACAAAATCGCCACATTCAAACTAAGTATTCCAATTAACAGAAAATTGTATTTACTTTTACCCAAGAATGTATTATATTGTTAATTGTACTACCAATTGACAAAGAAGGGATGTTATAACATGTTTAAAAAAATTACTGCAGGTGTAGCAACATTAGCATTATCAGTTGGGATTATTAGTACTGCTAATGCAGCAGAACTTACTCAACCTTCTTCACCAATTCAAGAGCCCATTCAGGTGAAATCTTCTAATATTATTACTCCTTTTGCTGCCTCAATTTATGTCACAAGGATAGATTACATCGAAAAAGGGAAACCGATTCCTAGTACTTATTTTACAACTGAAGAAAGAAATGGATATAAATATGGTGGTAATATACCTCTAGTAAAAACTGAAGATTATTCCAGCAAGTTCTATAAAGTTACATATGCTGGTAATATATCACGATTTTTAGAGTAATTATTTATAAAGAGTTTGGAAATTGATCCAAACTCTTTATTTTTGTTTTTCATATACAATAAAAACTAAACAATCTAAGTTTAAAGTAAATTTTGTCTTTCCTAATTATATATTGTAAATATTTTAAATTTTTTTTGTACCTCAAACAACTCTTTCCCACTCTCTATATTTCCTAAGAGCAAAGGTCCCTCATCATCTGTTTCACAATATTATCTTTAATACGCTTAATGCTCGTTGCCGATAAAGCCATGTGCTGACCTATCCAACGCTGCGATTTGCCGTCTAGCATCCAGTTAAGGACTTGTACCTCTCTGTCACCTGAAACTCTGTCTAGAAGTCTCTGAACCTCTAAAAGCTTCTTCTCATACTCCGCAACACGCTTAATATTTTTCGAACGTCTAATTGCCTCCTGCATAATCGGATCACCTACACCACCTGCTGCTTTCGGTAATGTAGCCTCAATCCCATACTGTGCCGTTTTTGCCCCAACGACCATTTCTGCTCGCATTTCTTTGATGGCGTTAACCATCCAGTGGTAGTCTGTAATCATTGCGTCTAGCTTGTCTTGCGTTAGTAATTTCATAGGTTTGCCCTCCTACGGTGTGGTATAATGATGTTGTTAAGCACCGTCAAAGGGCATAAACCAATTCGAGCTGTAGCGTGTGACGACGCTGCGGCTTTTTTAATGTATAAGTAACCTTAATCTGCACAAATTAATTATTGAGTGTATCGCACACACTTGCTGTGGCGTTGGTTGACCGTCACGGCCTCCAAATTACTTAGGGTCACTACCAGTCGTGTGACCCTTTTATAGTTACTTTTTTTCTCAAATTGTTCAGTTAAAGATTTCAATTTCGCTTGCATCTACATAAAATGAAACTTTTATAACTCTCTTTCGTAAATACATACATAACCAATTCAATGGAGGTGTCTAAATGAAAGATATTTTTAAAGGGATTCTAGCATTAATCTTAGCCTTAGCTATATGGGATGGAATTAAATACATATGGAACCTTCTTGTTTAAAAGCCGAGAAAACAGCCACTTTTTGGTTGTTTTTTTCTATTTACGCTACTATGCCTCCAATTTTTTTTGAACAATATCTTTCATTGGCTCACCACTTGTAATTGTGAGTGTTTTAAATGTGAGTTATTTACTCAATCTCGTGTTCAATCTTTAAATCAAAACTTCGTCTACAACTAGCACATTTACAATCATAAACTTCAACGAAATATCCATCTTTTTCATATTCCTTATAATGTTCATAAACCCTATAGAAGTGACGTTCTCTGCAATGTGGACATCGTTCTGATGTTGTAGTATGTCCAGATACATTTTCAGGATTGTCTTCATTTACTGCATAAATAGTTCTTACTTGTCCGCAAAATTCACCTTGAAATGGGACTATAAATGTCATAGCTACCTCTCCTTTTTTCTTCGCAATACGTTTCTAATCTGACTAACAAATCAGTTGGAGCTGACCTGTTGTATCTGCAATTAAATCCGTTGCATAATCTTCGTTAATAATGACCTTGAAAATAGCCTCTAATACTTGTACAACAATGCTGTTTCCAGCCAGTGCGTATAATGTTGCATTTCGCAGGCCAGCCTTCATAGGGAACTCTTTAAGCATCAAATCAAAATCCTTATCATCGAAGCCCATCAAGCGCCAACATTCACGCTCTGTTAAATATCGATACTGTTTTTCTGCTACCTTGACTACACCTGCATTTGGACAACGATCTTGACGCTCTGTGATTGTCGTACAATAACTATCAATAGTTTCGATAAAACGGTGTTTTTTTCTTAGCTGCTTCAACCTGTTCTGGAGTTGCTAAGTCCTTCAAACGACTAAGCATAGATGGAATATTTATCATGTATCGCTCATCCGTCACGTCATCCTCTAAAAACTCGTTTATATGTCGCAATTGTTGCTTTTCGAGTTTAGAAAAATCGAAAGCCACGCCACCTAAAATCGATATACAAAAAACACGCTCTCTCGATTGCGGTATTCCAAAATCCATAGCATTTAATACCTCAAATGAATTGGTGTAGCCTAGTTTGTTCATTTCTTGTAAGTAGTTATTAAAGATAGGCATGACACCCTTATCCAGTACACCCTTCACGTTCTCCCAAATAACCACTTTCGGCTTCCACTCACCCATTTCAGCAATAATACGGAGAGTTTCGAGCATCAATTCGGAACGAGAACCCTTTCTTGCACCTTTTCGATTAGCATTGCTTCGACTGTTGTCCTGACAAGGTGAACCATGGACTAAAATATCAGGGCGTAAATTCCAACCAATCACATTTTGTTGTTCATAACGATGTGGATTCATTGCGTTATATGCCTTAACCCTATTCTGTTTCCACTCAACATAATCAATCAATTTATACTCGATACCCATATTTTTCAGCGCCTTTGCATCTGCTCCTATACCGCCAAAAAGGGAAAGTAATTTAATTCATTTTTTCACCGCCTTATGCTGCACAAAATCTTTCAAATGTTCATTAACTAATTTTCAACTAACCACTTTTCGTTTCCCCATTAGTCCACCAGCTCTAGGCTCAATGCGTCCAGCCATCTCTAAATCCATAGCAATCAATGTAACGCTTACCTTGCTAGTATTTAACCTGTCAGCTATTTTACTGATTGGATACCCTAGGTTCCAAAGTGTGATAAAAATTTCAATCTGTTTTGTTGTAAAATCGAACTTTACCTTTTCATGAGCCTCACCAGTAAATAAAATGTATTTCTCTTTTGCTTTTCCGGCCATTTAGTTTTCACCTACCCATTGATTGTTTGTATCTTTTTCAGGTCCTTACGTGCCTTTCTAGCCTTTTTAAGTTCTTCATGAGTTATCCATCCACCATCAATCTTTGAATACGTCAGAAGCTTTAATTCGTACGTATAATGGTATTCGAATAATTTCTTCCTCAATTCGAATTGCTGTGTAACCATACCCTTAATGTCAACCACCTCGGTGTGACCATCTGCATAATGAACAGTAAAATCAGCGTTATAACCAATCTCACGATATTTCTTGCCGTTCTTTTCGAACTTCGGCAACAATACGAACCTTGGTTGTAATTCAAAGGAGGTCACAATCCCTTGTGCTTGTAGGTGCTTCAAGTGATCGTAATATTTCGCTTCCATTGCTGAATCGAATGTATTTCCATCACGTACAACTTTTTTTATTGCCGTATTTTGCTTTGCTCATGTTTACCTCCTGTCAGCACTCTTAGCAGTCTGCTGATAAAACAACCTAATGCCGTTCTACTAGCAGCGTGTATTTAATAATCAAAAATGCTTAATTGCTTAATTTCAAAATTCATCAAAAGTAATTCTTCTGCATCTGCTCCTAAGTTCTGACCACCAACTACTTGTTTAAAGGTTTGATGTTTTTCAACTCGCCACCCTTTATAAATCTCATGAAGAATCGGATCGTCATAATAACTCAGCATCACTTTTCCTTGTACTTGATTAAGCAGTTCAGCAAGTTCGTAATGGTCCTCTAAAGTAAATCCACCAGCATAAAACTTCTCTCGGCCGATGTAAGGTGGATCGATATAAAATAAGGCCTCATTTGAATCATATTTAGTTATGATTTCTTTATAGTCTTTGTGTTCGATCATTACACCTTGCATTCGTTTTGCAAAATTACGAACGGCCTCACATGCATTCACATAACCTTTCGCCGGATTTTGACTCGAGCTGGTGCTATGCCGCCAACCTGTATGGGGTACTTCCTCGGAATTGCCTTTAGATATTGCTGATCTGTTTAAGTAAAAGAATCGTACGGCCCTTTGGAATGGATCCGTTGGCAATGGTTCCTTTCGCCATTTTTCATACAATTCTCTGCTATACGGTAGTTGTTGGCATGTCTCAATCAATCGCTCTGTATTTTCGATACTCTGCATAATGAAATTCACTACGATTCCATCAATATCGTTATAAACTTCATGATTGATCCTTGGCTTTCTAGAAATGACGTGCGCTGCCCCCCCAAATGGCTCAATATAAACTTTGTGACTCGGCATTTTACTAATAATCAGTTCTGCTTGCTTCCCTTTGCCTCCAAACCATATTAGTGGGGATCTCGAGTTCATTAATACCCACTCTCCTGACGCTCATGATTCACCTTATTCTTAGCGTAGTAAGCTTCTTCTACTTGCTCCCATGTGAAGCCTAATGCAATACCTAGATTGATAAAGCCCTCAAAAACTGAATCATATCGATGTCGTTTTGGATTTTGTTCAAAATTATGAATGAAGCCAAACATGGTATTAAAATCTTTTAAAGGATCTTCTCCCATCTTTAACCTTTGGATAGTGCCAGGATTGATATGAACATCTGTATATCTCTTTTCAATTCCAATACTCAAAATGAAATGTAAACAGTCAACGTATTCTTCAAGGAGTGGATTGTAGAAATGACAACCACAACCATCACAGCTTTTACAAAGAATCCAATCCTTTATTTCCTTGTGTTTATCAAAATAACCTTCGCCATGACATTCCTCACAAAGATCATCTGGATTTGGTACATAAACTCTTGCCTCTTGGTCCTTACTCCACTTCTTAAATCCGCGCCATTCGTTAGCACACTCTGCTAATTCAACTTGTAACGCTAGTAACTTCCAATCAAGATTGTTCTGCCCACGTAACTCTGGATGCTCCTGCATGATGTGCTCGTCCAATGCTGCTTGTGTTTCAAATAGTTTTGTTAAGTTCATATTTACGCCCCTTCGCTAACCATTTTTTTCTCTACTAAAATTTGATATGGATACTTTTCATGTTCATAAAACTTAACCGCGCTAATTGGCACATAAGCTGCCTTTTCTTGAAACTTAATTTGCTTTTGTAATTCTCTAAGTGTTCTGCCATACAATATTTTGCGTTTTTGTGTATTTGACATATAAATCACTCCTTAGAATGGCAAATCTGATTCATCGACCTCAATTGGCCCTTTACTATTCGCAAACGGATCATCATCGACCCTTGTATAATTTTGCTGGTTGTTATTACCGCCATATTGCCCTTGTGAAGCTCCTGTATTTGCTCCACCTGTATTTGTACTAGATTCGTAGTTTGATGTGCTCTGTGAGCCTCCTGTGCTGTTTGAACGTGGTTCTAAAAACTGAATGCTATCAGCAACAACGTCAGTAGTGTAGACTTTTCCGTTTTGCCCTTCGTAACTGCCTGTTTGGATTCGCCCTTCCAAACCTATTAAATTACCTTTCTTCATGAAGTTTGCTAGATTCTCAGCATTTTTACGCCATGCAACACAGCTAATGAAGTCCGCCTGTTGCTCACCTTCATTTTTGAATGGTCTGTTGACTGCCACTGTAAACCTTGCCGTTGCAATACCTGACGGAGTGTACGAAAGTTGTGGATCTTTAGTTAATCTTCCGACTAACACTGTACGATTTATCATTAAGCTAATTTTCCTTTCTTCTTCAAATGTGTATATTGCCCCACACATTTCAAACTGCAACATTTAGCTTTACTAACATGTGAAGGTTTCCTGTAGAATTCTTTTGAGCAAACAACGCATTTTAGGTATTTGCCCTTCCTACGTTCTTTAGCATGGAGTCTAGCATGCTCTGCAATATCAACAACTTGTAAATTTTCTATCCTGTTATCTGTTTTAATTTTGTTGACATGGTGAACTTGTTCATTAGGTTTGAGATGTCTTTTAAGCCACAATTCAACAACTAAAATGTGCTCAAAAACATAACCGTTCTTTCTAGCTCTGTGATGCTCTGGCAAAAAGATTTCTACATAACCGTTACCAGAAATTCGTTTTCCGCCTTTCCAGGTTGAACTTTTTTTCTCTTTTGTATTTTTTTCGAGACTCAGCCATTTTTCTTTTACTTTCTTCGCTATGTTTCCTACCATACATAGGATTATTTTCACCTTTGTTATTCACTGGCATTGTTGTCACCTCCAACTAATACGACTCGGTTGATCATGCTGTTGCCCCCTCAATAAACTTCAATAAATCTTGTTTCATCACATCGAAAGCATTTGTGTGTCCAACTACTTGAAAGGCTGGTTCACCATCTAGCATTTCGTTCATACAACTTTTGTAATACTGACACTTTTTAACACCTTTGCCGTCCGCCAGGTCAAGTCCGTTTACATACCTACCTGAAACACCTAAGTAGATAAAATATTTGCTTGGTGGATGCCCTGCATAGCGATTGTGTATGATGTCGCCTTTACGCCATTTACTTTCTGTCATGCTGTTACCTCCAGCAATTCAGGATTTTCGTAAATGTTGCCGATGATATCTAGTTCGTGCATTTCATTCCATAACGGTACTGCCGCTGTTCCACTGTCAATCCACCAAGCGCACTCAAACATTTTTACTTCACCGGTAAATGTCCTGATTTCTCCGAATGCATAAACGTCACGATTAACAATATCCCCCTCGTATATCTCCTTGCCGTTCTTGTCCTTTAAGCCTGTGTATTGCATATAAGTAATTTTGCTGAAAAGCTTATTAGGCACTTGAACGCCACTTAGTGCAAAATTATCGTTTAACAACCCACCACTAAATTCAATTTTGTAATTCATGTAAGGATACACACTTGTGTCCCCTCGTTCTGCAGCTAGTGAATTTTCAACCCATGCCCGAAACTTAATCTCTCTACTCATGCAGCCTTCGCTCCTTCCAGTTTTTCAATCGCATAATCCATAGCTTCATCCTGTGTATCGAACCCTTTGAGTTTTCGCAGATCCTCAAGATTCTGATAAAACCCCATTGCATTTTCGTTGTACTGATATTTTTTTGTAGAGTCCGACATGTAGTACCATTTGATCGATTAGAAATTGTTCAGTCATTATCTTCACCACCTAGTGCCTCACGAGCAATTTTGTAAGCAGGCGTTTCCCAACCTTCCATGTTAGGTGCTTCAACTTCCATGATTTCTTTTAGAGCTTTTCGCAGACGCTGATCTTCATCTATAAAATCATTTGTAATATTTGAAATCGCGCATTCTCTATCAATTACCAAACCTTCATTTTCGCGCTTTAGTTGTTTTAACTCTTCTTTTTGTTGTTTGAGTGTCTTAGCAGCAATGTTTACTAAATCAACATCACCTTTTTCAATTTCAAAGTTAAAACCTAAATCAAAATGACGTTCAAAAGTTGTTGCAAAAGATTGAAATTTTTCTATTTGTTCTTGTTTCATTACTTCTTCACCTCACGTTCATGTTCTGTTACATAGATATAAGGATAGGACCTTAATAAATCTCTTTTTTTCTGGGTATTGAATTTCCACTTCAGGATATTTTTGTTCAATCTCGCTAATGGATCCTGAACCTATAATTTCCTGTTCAAATAATCGAATACCCGTCATGCTGTAGCGAATATTATCAGACCAACCCTGTTGCTTTAAAAATGATAGGCCGTATTCCATTGCATCTAAGTCGTTATGGATCACACGGATAGTTTCTTTACTTTTCCTCTCAACGATATGCATTCCTTCACCCTCCATCAAGGGGCTGTTGCCCCTCATTATTTCAACCGCCAATCAATACCTTCCGTTTCTAAAACTTCACCGTTTTTATCTAGTAATCTACTAGCCCCTGCATACCCAATGCGCTCGGCTATAGTAGCTCTATCCTCGTTGCTGTTAAAAATGATTGGCAATTTTCGTTTGTAACGTTCGTCAATGATGTGGTAATACAAACCTTCGCGAGCTTCCGTCCACTTTGCCTTTCCAACATCATCCCAAACGAGAACGTCTGCTGATAACACGTTGTTCAATAGCCCGTAATATGTTTCGCTATTGTCGTCCATTCGTTTAGCTGCCATCATTTCATCCATGAATGAAACATCTGATACTACCAGTACATTAAAGCCCTTTTTAATCAATTGTTTGGATAAAGCAATCTGTAAATGCGTCTTACCTATACCAAAGTTGTTATGTCTATTTTTTTAGCTCTAATCGTTCATTAGGTGGTAAAGAGCGTATACGTTGTTCTCCGATAGTTGCTATAAAACCAATGTTTTGAGCCCCTTGCTTTTTAAGTGCATCACGATCAACAGGAAATGATTCTAAGTAGTCTTTTACCATTGAGAACATTCGCTGTTGCATATCTGTTTCTCGAACATAATTATCAAATTTGGCATGTACAAATTCCTCTGGAATCAATGCATTCTTAAATCTACGTTTCCAACTATTAACCTCTCGGCAATCACAAGGTTTATGAATCTCGTATTTTTGGTTCCCTTTTTCTTCGTAATGAGAGAAAACGAACTCTGTTCCATTACATTTAGGGCACTTATCCTCCCCAGGCTTGTTTGTCTCGTTCGAGCTGTTCGTAGAAGGCATCGATGCTTGTTCCTGCATGAACTTTAGAATTTGCTGAAATCTGTCCGTTTGCATTGTGTCCTTTAGTGATTCCATTAGGCTTAGCCTCCTTTAACTGCCAGTCGGCATAAGTATTGATGCCTTTTTCGATAGACCAGTTACGTAAAATACCTTCTACATATTCGATACTTGATTTTCCTAAATCAGCAGTAAGTTTAATCGCTTCGATAACGAGTAAATGGTCTGGATATAAATCTAGAAGCTTGTCCATCTTTCGATGATCTGTAAAGTTACTGATTCGGATTGTTGTATCAAAGCAATTTTTAATCTCTAGAAACGGATTGACCGACTGACTCTCTTCTCTCTCTTTCAGTACTTGGTTATTATCAGTATTTGGTTCATTCAATACTTGGTTATTATCAGTACTTAGTAGTGGCGGATTTCCCACTGGTGGTTTTTCCATCAATGGGTTTTCCACTGGTGGAATTTCCACTAGTGGCTTTTCCGTTTGTGGAAAAGGTACTTCGTGAACTATCGTCTCCCAAGACACAATTCTCTTGGTTTTTTCATCTTTGATCGCCTTACGCTCAACATAACCATTATCTTTAAGCTCTTTAAATCCACTCTTGAAAGAATCTTTGCCATCTGTTGAATGAGTAATTAACTCGTCCATATAAAACACCCAATCATCCGGCATTGAAAGCATGTATGCCATTATGCCTTTAGCTTTCCAAGATAGCCGGTTATCGTTCAATGCCGTTCGATTCATCACTACATAGTTGCTGTTCTTAGCTACTCGGATGATGCCCATTTGCCCTCGCCCCTCCTAGCCTTTGTACGGTTGAATAATAACCTTGTCAAAATGCTCTAATTCGTATTCCCAGTCGTTAAATGGAGCAAGTAATTCGACTACTGAATCTGTTACTATGATCAAATGAGCTCCACCTTCATTTCCCACTTCCTGTACTCCAATACAATTCCTCAGACTGTGTATTAAATCCTCATAGTTGCTTTCCTCTCGTTTCAACCTTTCGTATTCTTCAACTGGCATTGTTACAGTGATTTGTTTATCCATGACTAACCTCCATATTCACAATATTCAAATTTTTAATCACAGACTTATTTAAAAAATCCACATGATACTCATTAAGCTGATTTATCTTTTTCATCGATGATTTCAATGCCCCATTTGTAGATCAACGTTTTTAATTTCAAGTAGTATTCATTTGCGTCATTCACGTTACTTACATCGATTAACGCGATACTACTTCCTGTTAAAAGCCATGCTAGTGTAGGTGTTAATGCTCCATATTTAATGCCGTCTGCGTCTTTCGCCTTTGATTCAACAATTTTTACAGCAATCGATTTCGTATCGTCCTTTTGTAAAAGGTAAAAAGCAAAATACGAAGGAAATTTCGTCATTTCATTTAATTTTTCAAACCATTCATTGCTTCCAATTTTCATCATTTCATTTTCCTCCTACGGTATATAAATCATCTTGCCTGTTGCCCTTGTTACTGCTTTAAAGATGCGCTCCATGTTGCTGTTGCTGTCGGATAAATGCAACAGGTGTATTTCTTCAACCTTGCTTAAATCGTTTGCTTTAAAGAACTCTAGTAAATTTTCTAAACTGAAATGCGATCTCATAACACGCTTTTTCATCGCTGGATGTACTCGGCCACTCTCGACATTCTCATCTAATGTCTGTTGGTCATAGTTGCACTCAATCATGATGTGTGTTAAGCCAGTAAAACGGTATTTAACGTAGTAGGTATCAGTTGCAAATAACATCTTGCCAGCGTTGTCACTCTGTAATATAAATCCTAACGGCTCATTAACATCATGCTGCACATCAAACGGCAATACAGTCCATGTACCAACTCTAAATTGCTTCTTACTTTCAACCGTCTTTATTCTATGATGATCAAGCGATAACGCCTCTTGAGTACCTTTTGACATATAAACATCAAGCCCTCGATTTAACACCGATTCCACGCCTTTACAATGGTCTTTGTGCTCGTGGGTAACAAGTACACCACCAAGTCTAGAAGTCTCGAAATTGACACCTTTCTGAACGTCCTTGAAGCTAATACCGCACTCTAGAAGTAGAGGGGTGCTACCATCTGTAATGTGATAGCAATTCCCCTTACTACCAGTTGCTAGAGTCTTGATCTGAATCAAAATCCTGGTCCATCCATCGACGTTTGCTGTTGCTCTTGTGTTGTTTGTTGTGAAACTTCTACATACTCAGCTTCCTGGACAGACGTTTTCTCTTTTTCAGGTTTCGCAGGTGCAACATCTAATTCTTCAGTATTTGCATTTTGTTGTATTTCCTGTTGTAAAGATAAATCAGTAATGTCCTTTCGTTCACCTGTATTTAATGAGTCATCTTCTGTATACATAGCTCCTAGATTTTCAGGGAACGCCTCACGTAATCCATTAACTACTGCGCTTTTACGAATCATTGTTAAGGGCATTGATTTCCAAGTTGATTGACCTTTATTAAATTCTTCAAAGCTGATTTTTGTAGTAATTGGAGTTTTACGATCCTTACGGTATACACGGCACCAACCACCAATGATGACATCGTTTTTAAGTTTTACAGCACCTTCAATTTCTACCATTTCTCCATTTCGTTCAACGATAATCCCTGCCTCAAAGCCTTCATATTGTGGGTGTGATTCAGCACGTTTCATAAACGCTTCTTTGGAAGTAATAATTTGTGCTGGATTGCCACCAAATTTCACAAGATAAGCTTCTTTTAAGAAAGGATTGAGCTTTTGATATTTACAAAGGTTCATAAACATTAGAACCTCTTTCGGCTCTATATTGCCGTTCCCGCTGACTAAGTAATTCACTACATCCATTTCAGAAAGAGTGATGTTTTCGCCATTTGCTTCAAAACTAACTGGTTCAAAATTTTGTTGTGCTACTTGTGCCACTTGATTTGTCATTATTAAATTGCCTCCTTAAGCATTGGTTTTTGACCTTCTACCTCTACTCGTAACTGCTTGTCTTTCTCGGAAACCACTAAGCTAATAAGTTGAGTATCCACATCTATAAACTTGGTTACAGCTTCAGCGTTGTCCACGAAAATTGGTGCCTGGATACAGAAATGAGCAGATAGAGTATTGATGATGTCTAAGCCGACATTAATTTTCGCTGCATTGTTAAGGCCTGTTCCATAAGGTACACCCTTATAAGTCGTTTCACATACTTCGTTTAGACCGCCATTCACTTGAGTGTCGAACAGTTTGAATCGAGCATATTTAAACTTACTATTAATGCGATCTGTAAGCATGTTTACCTTTGTGCGAATAAATTCTTCTATTAAGAAGGTTGTTTGCTCTAGCTTTTCATACTCTTGAGCAAGTTTTACTTGCTGATCTTCCAGTTCGATAATGCGTTCCTTACTTGCTTCAATATTTGCGTGTTGAGCAATTGCGTTATTGCACTCTTTACGCTCAAAATTGAGCTTAACTATTTCTTCATCGATGCCAGCAACTGCCTCGTAAGCATGTTCATTAAGTTGCTTAATTTCAGCCAGTAATGCTTCAATTTGTAGATTGATAGATTTATATTCATCAGTTGTTGTAACGTCCTTGACTGCTGATTGAGCAGTTTCAAGAGCCTTTTGAGCTTTTTTTGAGTAGATTTTGTTGTTGAGCAATTTCGCCTTGTAAATTACTTGATTGAACTGCCATTTCTTCAATCGCTTTATGTTTAAATTCAAGCGAACTGCTCAATTCTTCAATTTCTGTTTTAATTGCCTGTCCGCTAGTAGTTATAGCTTGTAAATCCTTAGTTTTTTTCTCATTAAATTGTTCTAGCGCATGGTTTCGTGCATTTGCTACTTGAGCCTCTGGTAATGATTGATTACAAGACGGACATATGCAATCTTCAACATATTCAAACTGACAGTTATTTCTGTTATGCCACTGATTAATTAAAGCTTCTCTTTCGTTTTTCTTATGTTGTATATCTTTGAATAGACGATCAGCTTCATTTTGTTTAAATTCACGAGTGTTATCCAAAGATTGCATTTTAGATTGTGTAATTTGTAAATTACCTTGGCATTCCTGTAATTTAGCTTGAGCCTTATAAACTTCTTGCATGCTATCAGCTTCAAATGTACGTTTGAGATCACTACGTTTCATTTCTAATTCTTGCAACTGGCGTTGTTTATCAAGTACTGAGGCACCATTCTTCACTCGGATTTTTTTGCTCCTGCAGCTCCTCGATATCTGCTTCAATCTTAGCTACTTGCTGACGCATTGTTTCAATATTTACCATTGTTTCAGGCATCATTTTATTGATTTCATCAATACGTACTGGAATCTTTTCTAGTTCTTCATTGATGTGCTTTTTCTTGCTGGCAATGATTTTCTTCATATCCTCTAGTGATTTGCCGTTTAATAAGTTGTTTAGTTTTGCTAGTGCAGCATTAGAGGCAATTACTTCATCGTCAGAAATGTCACCACAAATGTCTAATAGTAACTGCGGCGATCTTGCCACTTCATTTGTTCATTGAAATATGTTGGTGATGTAAGACGTTTAAATATTTCTTCATCTACAATGCTTTTGATTTTATTGTTATACTCCGTTTTAGACATCGGTACATCGTCCACAAAATGTTCTACTACATGGCCTGTAAACTCTGCTACAGCTTGTCCACGCTTTTTAGTCCACTTCTCTTTGTAAATTTTCTTTAGTGTGACCGCTGTGCCATCTACTAAGAACGTACCTTCAACCGTATGCTCCAGGTTATGTTGTTCGGATCCATCGCCATTTAATGTCTTGATAGCAAAATCCTTTTTGTTATTGCTGTCCTTATCGAATAACAGCCATAAGAACGCATCAAATGTAGTAGTTTTACCTACCTCGTTATCACCAAAAATTTGTGCATTACCACCATCTAATTGAATGTCTAGCGATTTAATGCCCTTGAAATCACGAAGTTTTAACACAATCAACTCAATTTTCTTCATATCTTTTGCCCTCCTGTGTAGAATGATTTAAATAATGTTTTGTTAAGACCACTGTTCCAGCAGTGGTTTTTTTTATTTTTGATGGCATAACCACCAATCTACTTACAAAACTGTCATCGCAACTGGGGCCTATTGGCTGTCGCTCGCAAATGGTCATGGCGTACTGGCTCGGTTTAATAAGTAAATTGCTAGTTCCATCAAGCAGCCTGCAAATTCCAATGAGGATACGGCTAACCAACCATTTGCAAACTGCTGGACGGAAGCGAGATTGTTCTCGCAAGCGTCTGATTTTGTGGTATAATAGATTTGTATATGTTAGTCGCTGTTTAACCCCTCGCTTAAGGTTAAGCAGCTTTTTTTATTTGCCAAAAACTTTGTGTTAGCTTTCTTTTCTAGCATTAAACTACGAATCTTTTTGTTAAGGTGTAACCAATCCCCTGCTTTAATGTTCATGTTTTTCCCTCCTATAAATTGATAACCTCACGATTATTTTTACTGACTAAATCCACAGCATGTAAGTACAGTTCCTTTTGTCGTTCCAGTTGCTGGATACGAATAATTGAGTTTTGCATGTCACGACCACGATCAGCAGCTAGTTGATAGCGTCCTACTTTTGTATGGAGTGCAACTTCTTTTACTAAGTCATCCACACACAATTTTTCTTTAGTGATTTGAGTTTCGATTTGTTTTAAAGGATCCATGTGTACATACCTCCTATGAACGCTGGTACTAGTTGAAGCATCTGAGTTACAAGCCCCATATCTATGTTGAACATCATTGCCATTAACACGTCTTGAGCATTTGTCTTTTGTGCAATACTCATTAATGTATTCACATCACAAGTGATTTTATTTTTCTCCAGTCGACTTACTGTTGATTGAGATAAATTCGCGTTGAAAGCTAATTCCTCCTGAGACCATTTCATCTTTTTTTCTACATTGTTTTATAATTTCACCGACGTTTAACATCATTTATTTTCACCCTTTGAATTATGCAGATTATGCATAATGCACATCGTGCATAGTAAGTAATTGTATAAATTAGTAATATATAGATAAGAGGTAGTTGCCCCTACCTCTCGATTTTTACTAGATTGGTAGTTTGACTTGAGGCCATTTGCCCTGGCCTCTCCTAGTTTTTCGGTTGTCTTTGCCACCACTTGCGAATGTACTCATTTGCAAGTTCGGCATCCATCCACCATTTAGAACCAATTTTCTTTTTTTGGAAAATCTTCATCATAAAAGAAATGTTCTTTCATAAATGGAATACTCATTTTTGTTTGTCGAACAAGTTCTTCCATATCCCAAAGAGTATGTTGAATAACTAAAGTATCAACTTTCTTTTTGGCTTCTTGGCGGACAATATCTTCAACTGATGCGTCATCTAATTCAAAAGTTTTAATCATGTGATGTCCTCCTTATTCGATTGTTGGTTTGTCTTTTTGACTAACCAATACAATTTTGTTTTTTTATACATATCAACTAGATATTTGTTAACAGTTACTGAACAATTCGTAATTGTGGTTTATCATTACGTTCTATCACTGGGACAATGCCTTTAGACTTCAATAAGTTGTACAAGAATAAACGACCTTTTTGAGTCCACTTAGTATTTAGCTTTGTGTCAGGACTACCATTCGAACGTGTAATATCAATTGTTTGTGAATGAGTAAATCCTTTGTCGTGATATTTACTGTATAGAAGCCATTGACCCCCTTGGTTATATTGCACACCTAAATCATGAAGCTTGTTGTTCATCGCTTGTCCAGACATACCATAATCTTTGGCTATCTGAGTAATTGTCATTAAACCTTTGCTGTTTAAAATTCGATCTGTGTAATCAGCTTTGGGTTTCATTTCACCAATGATTTGATCTTTCTGTTTGTTTGCTAATTCGAGTTGTTCACGCTCTTCTTCTTTTTCTAACAGAGCGATTAACGCTTCTTTGTAATTAGAAGGAAGTTTAGGTTCCGTTTGAACAACTTTCAACTCACCCTTACGGAGTTTTTCTAACAGGTCATAAACAAAATCGTAAAATTCATCTGCTTTAGGCTGCTGACTTTTACGAATGATTTCGTAAATGCCTTTTTCGTTATAGATGTACGTTTCATATTGCTTGCCATCGCTGTTAACCAGTTTGGTTAATACTGAAAATTGTTTCAAACGCTTCTCGTGTCGTTTATGAATTTTACCAATTGCAATCATTGGCTCTGAATATTCAAGTGCCTGACCAATTTGTTCGCGGGTCATAAACACATCACCATTTTCGTTTTTCCATAAATCACATACAACAGAGTTGAATGCTCGACTTTGAGCTAAGATTAAATTCATTATTTCGCCTCCTAAGCTAATTGTTTTAACCCAAAATTAAGCGCATCGCTTAATTTGTCATCAAAAAAAACCGTGACATTGACTTCTAATATAGAAGCAATAAGCTCTAATTTGTTTACGTCTAATACTATTTCACCTTTTGAAACTTTAGAATACCATTGTGGAGTATGACCGCAAGACCTTGCTATATGAGATTTTGTTACACCTTTTCTTTTACGAACTTCTTCAATGTTTAAATAAACAGTAGACATAAATTGCACCTCCTTATTTTTGCTCAAAATTAAACGTTTCGTTTAACTTAATTACAGTATAAATTAAGCGTAACGTTAAAGTCAAGGCAAAATATAAAAATATTAAACTTATCGTTTAATTTAGTTTAACCATACGTTTAATTAAGCTATATTAAAACAAAGAGGTGAGAGAAATGGCTTTAGGGGAAAGATTGAAAAAAAGCTAGAAATGACAAAAACCTTACTCAAATTGAAGCAGCTAAAAAAATTAGGTGTAACAAATGGTGCTTTATCTGGCTACGAAAGAAATTATAGAGATCCCGATACAAACATGCTAAAACAAATGGCTGAACTATATGAAGTTTCTCTTGATTACTTACTTGGAAACAAAAACAATAATAATAACGAACAAAACTTATCAAAAAAAGATGAACGTGACGTGGCTAAGCGAATGGATGAACTACGTGAAGATTTATCATCTGCATCAGGTCTACTATTCAATGGTGAACCGATGTCAGATGAAGCAAAAGAATCTTTATTAGAGGCAATGGAGTTTGGTATCAGACTTGCGAAGAAAAATAACAAAAAAATTCATTCCTAAAAAATATAGAGACGATGACGAATAATCTGATTTGAGGGATGCAAATGGATTTTATCCAATCTAAGGTTGAAAAGTTATACAAAAAAATATGGCACTAAAAATCCATTTACATTAGCTAGAAAATTAAATATACAAATTTTTTTATTGGGATTTACCTGCTAATATAAAAGGGTTTTATCAATATGAAAAACGTAATCGTTTTATTTTTATTAGTAGTAACTTAAGTATTCAAGAACAACTTATTGTTTGCGCTCATGAACTTGGTCACGCAATTTTACATACTAAATTAAATACTCCTTTCATGCGATCTAATACTTTGGTTTCTGTTGATAAAATTGAAGTGCAGGCTAATACTTTCGCTGCATACTTATTAATCCCAGACGAAAATTTGTTTGAGTCATACGATAAAATGACAATTTACGATATAGCTGCCTTATATAATGTTCCTTTAAAATTAGTGGAACTGAAATTTAAGGGGCTATTTTAATACCTAAAAAAAGAACGTATATTCCGTTTTTTAAGGGAGGAATTATTATGGCTAGTTTTCGTAAACGAAATAATACATGGCAATACCGTATTAGAATAAAGGATCGTCAAACAGGTCAATGGAAAGAGACAACTAAAAGTGGGTTCAAAACTAAAAAAAGAAGCACAACTTGCAGCAAGTAAAGCTGAGATTGACAATGAGTATTACGGGTTTCAAGAGGATGGCAAAGAAACAATAGCTCAATATATGCCAAAATGGTTCGAATTATATAAACGGCCACATTTAAAGGAAAGTACCATCAATCTACAAGAACGAACTATAAATAATGTAATTTTACCGAGATGGGGTAACTATGCCTTAAAAGATATAACTAGAGCTGAATATATGAAGTGGATTTTAGAACTTAGTGATACTTACTCAGACGGATCAATTAGACGATTCCATAGTATTTTCGCAAGCGCATTAAATGATGCTGTTTTTGAATTTAAGTTATTAAGGGAAACCCCTTTATCTCGATTGAAGTTACCCAATAAAACCCGCGACAAAAAAAGTTAAATTCTTTACTATTGAAGAAATGAACTTGTTCCTAGATGCAACAGCATTAAAACCCAAAAATGCGAAGTACCAGCATTCTGTTGAAAGATATGCAATGTTTTTTTTACTATGGCTCGAACAGGTTTACGTATTGGTGAAATTTTATCACTTGAATGGGGTGATATCGACTTAATAAATAACACTATAGATGTTAATAAAACAGTCTACTATGACAATGATACAAACTTGCCAGTTGTTTCTGATACAAAGACAACTTCAAGTGAGAGAGTAATAGAATTTGATGAAGAAGTGGCGAAGGTTTTAAAAAAAGTGGAATATCAATCAAAAAGAGATCCATTTACGTTATCCATATATGAAACCACAAGTTAAAGAAAAAGAAAAAAATGTTAGTTTTTCATAATACGAGTGGCACATACTGGCAAGCTAATGTGGTCCGAGAACATTTTAAAGAAATTTGTAAGCGTGCGAACGTTCCAGTTTTATCCCCTCACGCATTAAGACATAGTCATGCAGTGCATCTTTTAGAAGCTGGTGCAGACTTAAAATATATATCACGAAGACTTGGACATAAAACGATAAAAACAACCGCAGATACATATCTGCATATAACAAAAAAAATCGAGCGTAATGCACTCGATTTATATATAAAAAACACATTAATTCGTAAATTTGTGGGCAAATTGTGGGCAACAAGGGTTTTCAGCGTTTTATCAAGCGACTAA